CTAATTCACTAATATTGATACATTGTTCAAATTTATCAGATACTAAAAATATAGGTTGTTCTTTTACTGATGAATCATATCGAATAACAGGAGTTCCTTTATCTACTAAACACACTTGAATTCTAGGGCCTTGTGATTTTTTAATTTTCGCCATATTTCTCCCATTCTATTTCATCAATTCGATCAATTATCTTTACTGGCCAACCTTGACTCTCGTATATCTCTTTTCTTTTCTTACTCATATTCTCAAGTGTCTCGTCCTGTTGGTCCCATATGTCCACAAGTACGAAATGCGTTTTAGGCTCTACACCTAATTGCTCTCTTACATCATCTTTAAGAATACGATTACCACGAAATGCTTCCTGTAACATTTCAATTTTACTACTTCCACCCGCAGCTTGGACAACTACTCTGCAGTTCTGTGAATTAAACCCTGCTTTTAATGCATTAGTCGCACAAAGATATTGAAATTCATTATTTACAAAACCATCAATAATCTTATCTTGTTCTTTCGGCTTTAATGCAAATTCTTTAATACCTGCTTTGTTTGATTCACGGTGTACCCACTTTGTACCTTCTGGTAAATAAGGCATAAGAGGTATCAAATGATTCTTGATCTCATTAACAAATATCAACGTTTGCCATTTGTTAGGTACGGCTTTACAAATCTTACCTATTAACTCATTTCGAGTAGCGTTCTTTCTGATGCCATATTTAAGCTTTCTATCGATATCCCCCGACATAGGTAGACTAGTTGGCATTCTGAGCATGTAAACTATTCCAGGCACTACAGCACCCATATCTAAACCTTCCTCGTAATCAATATCTACCAAAGGTTCACCAAAGATACCTTTGAGTACTTTCTCAGATTTAGAAAATAATCCTTCATCTGTAGCTGTATAACCAAATATTCTATATGGTTTAATCTGCCCAAAGATTTGTTGAATCTTATCCCCTGTAGAACCTTGCAATTCATCAACTAGTAATAACTGGCATTTTTCTAAGGCACAATTTTGTAATGACGCAAAAGTAGTAATAGTGATATCAGGACTTAAATCATGCATTCCACCACCCATCATACCTATATGTTTATCGGGAAATAATTCCTTAAAATCTTTAAAGGTCTTTCGGGTAACTTCCTTATAAGGAATTGCTAGAATAGTATTTAAACTATTCCAAGCAGCATAAGTCATAGCTTGTACAAAGGTTTTTCCAAATGCCCCAATGGCTTTGAAAGTACCACTTTCTTTTTCACCTGCTGTTAAGAACTTAATAATAGGGTCTACTTGATAATCTCTTAATCCTACTCGTTGTACCGCTTCCCAATCAATAGGAGGCATTACAGTTCTTCTGTCGTCTATTGTACAAACATCTAAATTCTTTTCAATTAATGTTATAATCTTCTTAAAAAACCCTTGAAGAGTATATATTCCTCCCGAACCATCTAAACTATACAATAATAGTTTCTGAAAATCATCTACTTTTTTAAAATTCTTAAGAACAAATCCTCTTTTAGTATATTGGAGGTAGTTTGTAATATAAGGAGGAGCAGGGCTAATCCATAACCCCGCATCCCCTCTAATAACGTTAATTTTCATTATAGCTTATCAGCTGTAATCTGTTTTTCTATACTGGAAATTAAATCACTAGCTCTATTGGCATAATGAGACCAATCTGTAGATTCATATTGTGATTTAATATTTTGAGTCATACTATTTATCTTCCTATATTCAGATTCAGCTAATTTCAAGGCATCTAATAATGTCGCTAAGTCTTCATAAGTCAAATCAAGATTCATTAGTTTCTATTTTTGTTTTATTAAGAATTTCTTTTAGCTTATTACTATAATTACCAAAAAATTCTAAAGACTCCATACCGCCTGGATCTTTAATATACCAATATAAGGCTTTATTATATAAAGCTTTTTCTTGTTCAGTTAAATCGTTAAAAGCCATAATCTAAATTTGTATTACTTTCCAAGATTTGTTGACATCTCATGTCTTCAATTATCTCTTCAGCTAGCTGTTCTATACCTAGACTTTTGAGTTTATTAAAATGATAAGATTTACCATTCAAATCAATATCTACTAAATGAGAAATAGAATAGTAAGGAGATCGTTTAATCCACATTACCAAATCTTCCTTACATTCAGATAGCGACTTCATAATCGGATTCTGTAATAGTATTTATAATTTTTTCAGCGACACCTTTTGGAGTTACATCTTTAAAAATTGCTCCAATACTGTTCATAATCTTTCCTGCTAACTCATTAGGAGATAATCGAGTCATATCTCCCTTTCTAAGATTTATCACTGCTCCTCTAAACCCACTCTTCGCTTTATTTGCCTTATACCAAATTTCTAGTTGTTCTATATTATTCATATTTATCTTTCTTTTCATTAAACACGATCAGTAAATCGATAACAGATTCAAAAATAGAAGACCATTTAATAATGTGTTTCTTAGGTACTTCTGTGGAATCCGTCGCTTCCTTGGCTATATGATCTACTTTGGTTTTTGCCTTTTTTAATTTTAACGCTTGGTTTTTGTTCACTACGATACACCTAAATCAATTACATTATCTACATATTCCGCTAACCTCTCATCATGATCAACTATAAGAATTTGTTTTATTTGCTCTTTAGGAAAATTCCTAATCATTTCAAAATACACTTCCTTACTATTCTTATGAAAACCTGTTGATCCTTCATCTATTATAATCATTCCAAAATTCTGTGCAAAAAGTTGAAGAAGAGCCAACCTTAAACACAGACCTATCATTTGTTCCTGCCCACCACTGACTTTAGGTAATAGATAACCCTTTGAATCAGTGACATCTATACCAAAAGAATCATTAATCGTAACCATATAAGGTAGATTAAATTTATTCAAATTATCCAACAAGTAATCAGTGACTACTGCTGTATATCTTTGAATAACTTTTCTACTAAATTGGTTAATATGAAAAGCATCATAAAGAGCTAACAAGATTTTTTCAAAACTATCTCTTTTATCATTCTTTGCTTTATTAACACTAGTGTTTTCAAAACGTTGAGTAAGATTATTAATCTCTCCTTTCACCGCATAGACTTTATTATTAATCAGCTGCTTTTCTTCTAGCTTTAATTTAAAGCTGACTTGTGCATTTTCCAATGCTTGCAACCAAGCAGGTAAATTAACCGTATCTCCAAATTGATGCTTTAAGTTATCAATCATTTGATCAATTGAAGTTAACTTTTGTTTTTTATTAACTTCCTTAGATTTATGATCTGTTAAATTACTGGTTAAAGAATTAAGTTTAGCTTCAACTTCTCGAAGCATACTTTGCTCTTCTTCACTATATACTAAATCTTCTAATCCTATTAATTGATTTTCAATTAAAGATCTATCATTATGTAACTTAGTAAACTTATCTTTAGTTACTTTTAATGGTTCTATCTTATTAGCAAAAACTATTTGTTCAGCTAAAACTTTATTATATCTGTCCGTCTTGGTTTCTAATTCTGTTTTGATACCATTCATTAAAAATACAATATCTTCTATTGTATGATTACAAGTAGGGCAATTACACTTACCTTCAAATTTTGAATACTTAGAATATCTTGTTTTTAATTCAGTAATTTCGTTACTTAACTGATAAGCTTCGCCCTGTAACCCTTTATAAACTTCCTCTACTGCGGCTAATCTGGTAAGGGTAATTTCAATATCTATAGTAGCTAATTCAGCAACTATATTAGCTAATTTGTCTTGTAAACTGGTACGTTGTTCAATTTTAGTTTTAATTCTATCATTTTCTAAAATTTGATTACAGATATCCGAGATTGAAAAAGGTTGATTTTTAATCTCTTCTTCAATTTTTTCTATTTCTGTTTTAAGTACTTGATACTCATTTTCTACAGTCTTACGTTCAATTTGATATTCAGCTATTTTTTGATTATTAATGATAGCTTGCTTTATCTCGTTAATTTGAATCGTAGCTGCTTCATATTTATCAATCGTAACATCGTTATAAACTTCTAATTCTGTACTTAGGTTAAGAAAATCAATTGTCTTAAGACGATGCTCTTCTTGTAAATGGACTAAATCCTCTACAGGATAAGGAGGAGGCAATTTTTTGATATAATCCACCCATATAATATTTCTAAGTTTCTCTGTGTCAGGTACTAAAAATATTTTTTGGAACGCACTTGTTCTAGTAGCTACATCACCAGTAAATAATAAAGGAATCTGCCCTTGCTTAGCTATAATAACATTTTCGAATATTTCAGGATTAATTTGAAGTAAGTCCTTCCACATTTCAAGAACATCAGCTGCTTTCTTTTTTTTACCTTGCTCTCCATAGTTCAAAATAACCTTACTACTGTCTAAATGACGTTCTATGGTGCCTTGGACACCATTAAGCTCAAACGTAGCCTCTACATATCCTGTAGCCTCACCAAGGGTTATTACTTGTTCTTTATTCTTGGCGTCTACCTTACCAGTAAAGGCAAATTGGATAGCTTCCACAATAGAACTCTTGCCTACCCCATTAGCAGGACCAATAATAGCTGTTACGCCACTATTAAAATCAAAATCCCTGTGCTTGTGTATTCTGAAGTTTCTAAGCTTAAGCTTAAGTAATTGCATTAAATTTATTTAATCGTTTTTCCTACTGAGGGTAATTTATGGATTTCATCTGTTACTAGATTACGTAACGTAGCTTCAATACGATCAAGAAACTCAGGACTTACCCTACTAAAGGTATGTGCTTTATTTTCTTCTGCAACTGATAATGCTAATCCCTTAACTGCTTTGCGATTTAAAAGGCTCATAATTGTCTTCTTTCTTTGTTTTTTATAAAATAATTAAATACGTGGTACTTCTTACTCAACGACATAGAAATCTTTCCACGTCTTTCCACCATCATGTGATCTTAGAACTTCAGCATTATTACCAAGTAAGCCTTCTACTGTTGTGTAGTTAACACTTCCTATTCCAAAGTTAATTCCATTTTTTTTAGAAATAGAAATTACAATAGAAATATCAGCATCCCTCCATCTTAGGAGTAAAGGTAAACCCTCTTTGATAAGTTCTTCCCAAGTAATCAATCTCTTAACAGGTTCTGGTTTAATTCTGTATTCTTGATGGTTAGATAGTGTATTAAAATTCAATATAGTAAGGTTAAAACTACTATCGCGCCACTGACTACCATGTAATACTTGTAATGTTTTACCTTCAGATACTTGTTTAAAAAGTTCTGCCCATTCTGCTAAACTATGTTTCATGTTATATATGCTTTCTTTAAGTTATTTAAGATGTCTTTCGTATTGTTGTTAATTAAACTTTCTAATAATTCAATTCCTGTATCTCTAATTTCTTCTGTAAATGCCCCATTTTCTTTCAATACTAATTCCAATACTTCTGTTTGATTAGCTTCATTGGATATTTCTGACCTAATACTTATATTAGAATTTAATGTTTTATCTGTTGGGAGAATTGTCGTTCTTACAATAGCAAGGTCATATAAGAAACTAAAATCCAACAAGTTCTTATATAAGTGCTTATGATATCGTATTATATAAACAGGTTTTCTACCTTTCTTTTTAAAGCTATTCTTTAAAGCTTCTATCTCATTTTCTTTATTAAATAAAGGTAACGATTCTTCTGTAAGGCTAAATTCAAAGAAATCTCTTATTAATTCATAAGGCAATAATTCAACATTTTCTCCATTATAATAAACATAATGTTTTTCTCGTATCTCATCTAAGGCTGTAACTCCTGTAGAGCCACAATAACCAAAGAATATATCACGAGGTTTAATAATCTTATGAATACCAGAATGAATATCCCCAAAAACACAAGCCTTTAAATTAGGACATAACTTTATAACTTCATCCCAATCTACCGTAACTGTTTTCTTTTCTTCGCAAAAACCAAATAAACTTGGAATTTGAGTATGTAGAAAGATTGCTTCTACTGTATCTTTTTTATTAAAAATTTCAGCTAGAAACTGCTCTTTTACAAAATCAGGATTATCATTATAAGCTATTCCTATAAACGTAGGTTCAATATTAATTTCTTTAAAATTAGCTATCTGCTCCCATGTAATATTATTAATTGCTTTACTGTGATCTCCACAGATAGCTAATGGAGTAATACCATTCTCGGATAATTTATCGTTTTGATTCTTAACAAAATCAATAGTTTCCTGATTTGGTTTATTAGTCTCGAATAAATCACCTACGGAAATAAAATATTTAACCTTCAATTCAATAGCTTTATCAACAGCATTTGAATAATAATCAAATAAATCCTGTCTTAGTTCTGGTAAATTAAATAAAGCATCTTCTAAATGAGAATCACTGATTGCTAGAAATGTGTTATTTGACATTTAGTTCTATCTGTAATAAGTCTATTAATCTCTTCCTTTTCAAGGTTTAGGACTTCTTCTCTACTATCCGCATAAAACGTCTTACCGTTTTCAAAAATAGTAGCTACCCATTGTTGCTTTTCATTATCGAACTCCACTGAAGAAGCTCTTTCAACAGTGGATGTTCCAAGCTTAAGTCTTAGTTTATCCAAGACATCACAATGAAGACCTTTTACTTTACCTTGAGGACTGATATAGAACTTATTAGATTTCCTGATGAAGGTCTTGTTCTCTGTCATCTTCGTAAGCCTCATTATAACGGCGTGAACTTTCGTTAGCTTGTCCTAATTTCTTTTCTATTTTGCGAGTAACTTCATCGCAAATAGAACCATATGATGTACCACCATCAATAGTGATTCCACCGCGAGTATTAATTAAAATTTTGTAACTTGCTCTCGCCATATTATTCCTTGTTTTTAGGGAGAATTGCGTATGCTGTTTGTGCTCCAAATACATCTATCCAAGGTGTTTCTGTACCTTGATGAGTTGCATTTCTAATATTTTCCTTAACAGGTACACGCATTACTGTTGCACCGTATTCATCGTTTACATAAATAACATTATTTATGATATCGATATGGTCTACTTTTATAATCATATATAAGTATAACTAAAATCTTTATTGCTTAATGAAGATGAATCAAATTCTATTTTTGCCTCATGACCTTTAAGTGCCTGAGTATCATAAATATAAACTAATGTAGCTGTACCTACTAAACCTTTTATTTTTATATCCTTAACTCTTAACTCAGTCACTGGTGGGTCGTCTAAGTTATAAAAATAGTTATATAGCCATTCCGAGATAGCTTTCTCATCCATAAAATTAAACGATTTTAGAATTTAACCTTGAGCGTATACTTCAAGTTCTATTGAACCATCTTCTAGAACATTAGTATCATACTCTTCATCTTCTTCTTCTAGATGCTCATCAACAATATTTTTACTATATTGTTGTTTGAGCAGACCTAATTCAGCACCTAATTGTTGGGCAATAGAGGGATCATAAAAATCACCAAAGATTTTATATTGATCACCAATATGTTTGATACCTAGATCAAATTTTCCATTAGGATTAAACGCTACGTGGTCATATTCTACATCACGTAATTCGTCATAGGTATAAGTACGAATCTTACCTGAAGATTTAAAAATCCATCCGAAAGATTCAAATGCTTTCTTTAATAGATCTACATTATAAAACTGACTAACAATTTCAACTGTGTGGCTCATTTTTTTAATTGGTTATTTTAATTTTTGTCTGATCTTTTGCGGTTATGATTTCAATATAATCAATATCTGGATAATAGCTAGTGAAATAATTTTGAACAATGTCCAATATATCACTCTTAGGATATTCTTTAAACTCTTCTTTTCCAAATATTTTCATCTTAACTGTATTATTTACAATACTGACAAAATCTCCTGGAATAACCTCGCATAGAGGCACTTCCATAAGAAGATTGCTCATATTATCATAAATCATCAACATGTCAAACGTGCTAGGGTATTCGATATCAACACTCATTATGATTTAAATGTTATTGTCCAACTCTCATCAACAATTCCAATAAATTTACATTTTTTTAAATAAGTAGTATTTACATCGTCTAAAATAGCCATAGTATTGTCCTCGATATAAATAGCTTTATTTATGTCTAAAACTATTAACCTATCTGAGATAATTTCTTTTTCTATAGGTCTATAAATTCCTACTTTTTTGAGAGCTTCTTTATAAGTTATACTTGGTACGTCTGTTTTACAGTTTTCATTAATTACTTCAATAGTTAACATGGTTTCTCCATAAGTGTTATAGTTAACCTTTCATCAGCCTCTCTAAATTTCCAACTTTCCCAAATATTTTTATTTGATTTAATTAATTCACTATCAGCACCTTCTATTATAAGATGTAATAAAGTACCAATTTTGTCCAAAATAATTAATCTTTGATTTTTATAACTTAGAAAATCTCCATTATAACTAATTAAATAAACACCTGCTCCACGTTTAGGTTTAGTAATGTCGTCAATAGTAAGATTAGCCTCATTTTTACATGCTAATATCTTTGCAGTTACAATCATATTTCAAGGTTCCTTAAATACTCCCCAGTTAATACAGATACATCAGATGTATTCTTTGCTACTTCCATCGCATTAGTAAGATAAGTTTTAAGTATATTTCTATCTTCTTCACTTTCCTTAAAATCACGATTTTCTTTAAGCATTTCACTAACTAAAGTTAATTGATTAGCCATTGCTTGATCATCAAATACATTTAATTTTTCAAAATTCTTGATTTCTCTAAGTAAGGTATTCTTATTTGTTTCTGAAACAACTTCACCTTTATTAATTTTATTGATGATTACTTTACAAACATCGTTAATTCCATTTCTAAGATCACCAATTGAATCTTGAACGAATGAAGTTACTTCACTAATTTGCTTATTAACCTGGTCTTGATAACGTTGTTGTTGTACTTTAACAATTTCGTTAACTTGTTCTTCTTCAGAAATCAATGCTTGGATGCTTATTTTTTCGAACTGATCGGGCATTGATATTCTGAATTGGGTGTAATCAAAACTAAACTTTTGTCTAACAGAAGATAAAGAAGGATAGAATGGTTCTAATACTTTTCTATAATCTTCATGATCAGTAAGAAACTCTTCTTTATAATCTTCATACTTTTCACAGAAATCTTCAAAAAGAGTATAAAACTCATTTTTATAAGTTTCCATTTGATCCACTACCTCATCGAGGATATTCAATCCTACAAAGTAACATTGCGAAACAGGAAAATGACGACTCATTCTCTTTAGATAGTTTCTAGCCCTTTGCTCAATTTGAGAAAATTTATTAAAAATTTCTGGTTTAATAAGATTCTTTTTACCTAGTCTAACAAAGTCTGGAACAGTCTCTATTTCCAAATCCTCCTTATCCAACTGGGCTGTCATGCCCCATTTAGAGACATGGCAATGCATGAGAACTCCTTTTGAAAAGAGTTTATCATAATATTTTTGAAGAACTGAAGGAGACTGTTCTTCAGGTACTGTTTCTATTATTTCTGTCATAATTTTTTAATCATCAAAATGCTTACTAGCCCATACACAAATCACAGATATAGTTATTACGCTTAAAAAAATAAAACCAAATATAATTAATATCCAAGGTCCAACATTAGTACTTATCCAAGCTTGTTCTACTGCAGGGTTATAAATTATTTGTGATAAACACCAACTCCAACTAAGAAGTAAAAATGTCCAACAAAATACTCTACTTGAATTCCATATCATATTATTCTAATTGTTCTCCTACTTTACATAAGATTTCAATAGCTTCGTAAATTTGTTCTAATTCTTTTTCTGAACAATCGAAACCCGTTCTTTCTTTTAGAATTTCACCATGCATAAAAATATTGTTAAGCATAATAGAAAATTTTTCTAATCCTACTTCTAATATAATTGTTCTAACTATACTTTCTCCTAATTCTTGACTTGTATGTATTTGCATATTAATTATCCAATCAGTAATACTAACGCTCCATCTGTATCTATTGCTACGTCTTCTACATGCCATCGAGCATGTTTCTTATTTAAAGGCTCCCCTTTTTTATAATTTCTATTTTCTTGTACAGCGATTTCATAAGAACGTTCTTTAGAAGGAAGATCCAATACGTGATTAACTAATTCTTTATAGTTCATCTTTAACAAATAAGTTACCAACTATAACAATAACAAGTGAAATTAAACCTATTCCAATAAATAACCAAAAGTCATTCCAATTCATAATTTTATTCAATACTTAGTTCTCTCATTAGATTATCTGTGTCATTTTCATCACCGCCATATACTTTACTGGCGGGTTGTAACTTACCTTTAATATTATTTCTCAAATCTCTAAGTTGATCCTCATGGATCTTAGCATACGGAGTTGTTTTTCTTAATATTCTAACAATGTCTTTATCTGTAAATTCACGCATCTTATCATCAAACGCATATAACATGGCTTCCTGAACAGCTACGTCAATTTCCGCTCCAGTAAGTAACTCACTTTTAATAGCTAGTTCTTCTAACTTAAACTTTTCAGGATCTCTATTATACTTGGCAATAATAACCTTAAAGATATCCATTCGCTCACGTTTAGTAGGAAGGTCTACAAAGAATTTTTCATCGAATCTTCCAGAACGAATTAACTCAGGAGGCAACAACATAAAGTTATTGCAAGTTGCGACCATGAAGCTAGTAGAAGTTTTTTCAGATAACCAATTTAACAATGTACCAAACAACCTAGATGAAGTACCACTATCTCCTGATCCAGATACTGCGCCAGCATTAAAACTCTTTTCAAATTCGTCCAGAAGAATGACGGATTTTCCAATAGCATCTACCGTAGCCAAAACTGCACGCATGTTGCTTTCAGACTCTCCAACACGACTTCCAAACAATTTACCTACATCCAATTTCCATAGTGGACTATTAAAAGCATTGGCAATAGCTTTACTAACTAACGTTTTCAGTTTGTTATCGTATAGGCTTTTTATCCTATACTTCTATACCTTGTTTTTTGGTATAGCTCAGCATATCTTTTCACCTTAAATAAATGAAGGTGTCGTGGCCTCTTGGAGGAATTATATTTTTTCATCCTCTATGCGTTGCCCCTGTCTATATAGAATAATCTATAATAACTTCAGGTCTGATTCTCATTTCAGAGTTCCAGTTTTTTTTTCCACGATTTTACTCTTATTTGTTTCCAAATAAGGTGGCAAAATATTTAGTTTATAACAATCTAAATACCTGCTTACTTTTCTATCTAAAATAAAGTAAACAGTATATTACCAGTTCCTGGGATTCCTGCCAACAATACAGCTTTTGGTGCTTTTAATCCATACTTCTTGGCTTCAGGAGAAAATACTTTTCTACGATTAAGAATCCATTCTTTAACATTTTCCAAAGCACCTACATTATCAAATGAGATATCTGCTTCAATATATTCCAACAAACTGTTCTTTTTAATTTGCTGAATCTTTTCTTCAAAGACGATATCTAGATAAGCCTTATCAAACGAACCTTTAGTCGTAATACTTGCTAATGAAAAAGCTGCATCAATTTCAGAAGCAGTCATGCCTTTAGCTGCTTCAGTTACATTAGTAATAAATTCTTCAGTAACTACTACATTTTCCCTACCTTTACTTTTTACAGCTTGATTGGTAGCTCTTATATTGTCTTGTAAGGTATTTTTAATCGCTTGTTCATCTGGAAGAAAATATTCTACAACTTGAACTTCTTTTTCTAATTCTATAGGAATTGTAAAATTAGGCGAAATGAATACTATCATATTGGCATTCAGCCTAAGTACGTTAGCTAAATTTCTAATCTGCCTAATATAATCCTTAGCTTTTACACGAGATTCCAGTTCCATATGGAAATCTCTAAGTACATAGACACATTTCTTTTCTTTTCTCTCCGTTACTCCTTTTTCAATCCATTTAAGAAGTATGGTAGCATCATCTGAATCTTTAGGAGCATTAAACTTATCGTCATCTCTAGCCAAGATACCTGCAACTGAGTCCCAAAAGTAAAACTTACCAAAATTTTCTCTAGTTTTTAATGCTTCATATAGGTCATTTGTAACACGTTTCTCTTCGTGTGTATTAATTACAATTAGGGGATACGCCGCTTTAGCGTAATTCAACATCTTTTCTGCAAAATTCATTTTAATTTTTCCCCATCAAAGGTTTTATCTTGTAGATTAAAACAACCCATTAATGCTTTATAAATAATATAACGTCTATTCCAACCTTTGTTTTGCATTTGTTTAGCAATAAAGTTATTTTCCAAAGTACCTACATGCTCATCCAAGTAATCAATAATCTCATCAATCATATGCCTAGAAGATTTAGTTTTTTTATAATTAGGTTCTTGAATAGTAGAAACTGGTTCTACTGTTACAACTTTTACTTCTTTAACCTTTTTCGGCTTAACGGCTTCCTCAACAATGGGGTTCAACCGAGGGCGACCGCGTTTCTTTTTTTCAATTTCTTTAGTCATATTAAATCTAATGCTTTCTTTTCTTCATTTGTTAATTTATTCAAAGCTTGTTTTTTTATTTCATCTATTTGACGCCTTTCTTCAGCTAACCCTATTTGATAATTAACTTCATCTTGTATATTTATCCACTGTGTTTCTTCAGGATCGTTTACATCAAGTAAATAAGTATTTACTTCTGTGTAGAGGGATAACATAATGTGATTAGATAGATTATGCGTGAAATCAAAATATATATCTGCATAACCTTTATAAGGGGATACTCTTGCTAATAAATCAAGAATATCTAAGGGTAAATTCGTTTTAAAATCTTTATATGGGTTTAATTTTTGTTCTGTTTGGAGTTTTTTTGTTATCATACTAGTTCTAACTCCTTTACATATTCTCCAACTTCTTCTTTTAAATCAGGATAATACACTGTACAGATATCATCTGATACCTTAGTAACTGTACCTTTTAAGCCTAATCTTTTATTTTCGAAGAGAAGATGTTGACTGTTAATTACCTTGTCTTGTGGGTGGAGCTTGAGTTGGTGTTTCTTCATCTAACGTTAATTTTGGTGCGGTTAATACTTTAAGTGCTATCGCTGTTCCCTTTTGATACCTTGTGTAAGGTACAGTTTTTTTAATTTTGCCATCTTTACTTTGATAAAATTCTGTAGTTTTACTCATATTTATAGTCTTTCTTATTAAGAGGTTATAGGTTAGTATATCGAACAATGCACGTAGTAGAAACGATTAAATCGTTATTTGCCAAGAAGACACCTAGAACTAATTTCTTAGCTAGGCAATTAATGTTTAATAATATGCCTATGTCCTATATCGTGGAAAACTATCTCCACGACAATGAAAGAAAACCTCAGAAGTTAGATAACTTTCCAATGATTAGGTATATCTACGATAATTTTCCAGATAAATTACTTCTCAAATGTAGCCGTAAAACTTTAAAATCTACCATCTTAAGTAATACCCAAACAGTCAATATGATCAAATGGAATGATTACCATCAGATGTATGTAGCCAATTTGGAACGTTCAGCTAAAAACTTTTCATCAGATTACTTTGTTCCTAGATTTAATAGCCCTAAAATTAAAGAAATTCTGAGTTCAAAAATATGGGAAAAAGATGATGTGTTTAAAAAGGTACTGGCAGATACTTTAAGTTCTACATTATTTACTTATTGTTCAGAAGATGCAAGTCGTACTCGTGGACCAAGTACCCACGAAAACTTCATCGATGAAATTCAAGAAATTGAATATAGCCAGTTACCAATTATTAACGAAACGATGTCAATTTTGGGGTTATACCGCCAGCGTTATGCAGGCACTCCATTAGGCACAAGTAATTCCATTGAAAAATTATGGACTACTACAAATCAATGTGAATGGATGACTAAATGTACAGCTTGTAATCATTGGAATTATTTAGATGTAGCAAATGATCCATTAAAGATGATTTTAGAACATGGTTATAGTTGTTCTAAATGTAGTAAAGTTATTGATACTAGTATTGGTGAGTGGGTAGCAGCTAATCCTAATGAAAAATATTTCTTTGGTTTTCATTTAGCTCAACCAATGTTACCTCACTACAATAGAGATCCTGAAAGTAAAGCATGGCAAGAAATTCTTACAAAATTAAAAACATATGATGAGGTTAGAATTTTTAATGAGGTATTAGGTTTAAGTTTTGATTCTGAAGCTGTTACTCCTATTACTGAACCGGAATTACGTGCAGCTTGTGTATTAGGCCCTATGTATGATTCTAGTAATGGTTTAAAGATTTATAATGATCATAGACTCCAATACAGAATGAACTCCTTAGGGGCAGACTGGGGAGTAAATGGGCAGACATCCAGAACAGTGGGTGTATTAGGTGGGATAAGAGGTGATGGGGTATTGGAAATTTATTGGATGAAGAATTTTCGTGATTTTAAATATAGCAGTCATATTGAAGAAATGGCTGTTAAAGCCAATGCTGTAAATGCCAAATGTGGTTGTGATTCTGGTCCTGACCCTGATAGAGGAATTAGATTAGCTGAGTTAACCATGCGTAATGGTAATTTAAATTGTAACTTAATTCGTTATGAACATGGTAAGGTTATTCAACGATACGACTGGACTCCAGGATCGGACTGGAGATCTGCGCGTTGGGTATTACATAGATCAGATACTATTGGTTTAATGTTTAAATTAATTAAACAAAAAAGAATACTTTTTCCTAGATGGGAAGACTGTTCTGTATTCTTACAAGATCTATTAAATGAGCATATCGAAATAAGAGAAGGACTAATTCGACAAGAACAATTTTATAGAAGAAAAGATCTGGAACTACCTGATGACTTCGTACATGCAATCAACTATTGTGCCATGACAGCATTAGCGGATATCGGAGATGGTAATTTAACAGGTGTAAGACCTTCTTCTTCAGCAGAATAACAAATATCCGTAGGATCTTTCTTAGCTTGTATTTGATCAATAAGTCTCTGTCTACGAATAGGTGCTTCAATTTTTTCTTTAGCACGAGCCTCTGCTAATTTTCTTTTAGCTTCATCGATATATGAAGTATCTCCATTTGCATAAGTTATAAAAGCTCTACTAGCGTTTTCAGACATTCCTTCCATTACAAGAGTATCATCTGTAATAGGATGCTGCACATTAAGACCAGCCTCATCCCAAAGTTGACTAAATTTTTCAAATGTCATAATTTTATAGGGCTATTTACTCTATCACTAACTTCATTAAACTTAGCTCTGACACACTCACCTAAATCCAAGTTTAAAGCATTAGCAATATGATCCACGTAAGTAACGATATCTGCTAGTTCTTTGCCTATTTCGTTAATATCTATCTTATCCCCTCGTCTGAGTTTTTTAATGAGGTTACAGGCTTCTCCTACTTCACCAGCAGTGGCACAACCCCAATCTGTAAGTGTCCAATCGCTACATTTATGAAAGTGTTTTTCACAACGTTCTACATTGGCTATTCTTAATTCTGCAAAATTCAACGGTTTAACAACGTTAAGCATATTTTATATTAACTCCTGTTATAATTACATGTGTACCAAAAGTTATCATTGGATCAAATGTAGCTTCTTCATTTCTATTTAAACTAACTCCACTAGTGTTGCTTATCTTAAGATAAAGTTCTCCGGTTTTATCTTCTTTAAAAAAAGCAAACATAGGAACGTCTTCAAATGCTATTATTTTTGAACCATCTTCTATAATTACTTTCATATTATTCTATAATGACATCTACGATTGCGGGGTTATTATTAATATAATACATAGCTTCTCGTTCTGTTCTAAAAAACAAATCAATAACAGGTAATCGGCCATGACTAGCTTTTCGTGATATTACATCTGATCCTGTATCCACAGCTACGACGCTATGCCCATCAGGAAGGCTTATATGGCTTCCATATGGTATTAGATTAGGATCTACAGCAGCACTAATTCCACTTTGTAAAGCAACCCCAGTTGAACTTTCCAAATGCCTAGAGTAGTAATCACTACCACCAGCACCACTTGCCCAGTAAGTTGTAAGTCTTACTTTAATGGCTTTAGGTTCTTTTTCTTTTGTTATTTCACTAGAAACATCTTTTTTACTTTTAAGTAAAAAATGGGTATTTGGTGAAAATGTGTGATTACTAGTTATTACGTGGCATTTTGTATTATATACAGAAAAGCCAATGCTTTTAGCTTCTGTATTGAATATACATAATACAAATAATATAACTATCGTTATGAATGACTTCATTCCCATACTGCCCCTTTCTGTTTAGGTTTCTATTTTTTCGACATAACTTATCGCTTTATTAATGTGATAGTCGAAAAGCTCTTTAAGCGCGGTATTCTTATCCTTATCATCTGATTTATTACCATTTGGCATAATGACATCAGGAAATAATTCAGGAGGACTAGACATACCAAAGTCATGGAAAATTTTACCTAAGTAAACGTTAATATCTCCATTAAATTTTATTGTATCATGTCTTATCAGATAAGATTCCGCTAAAGATTTAACAGCTTCTTCAGGAGTTAATATAGATACAATAAAAGGATCGACTGCAACATTAGATAGTAAATGAGAACAAGTCTCAAAAACATTCCAATTAGTTTCAAATAAATCAGATGTTAGAATTTCAATAGCTGCATTTAACTTATCTAATTGCATATCATTCAAGGACATACTGTAAGTTTTATCAATCTCACTTCTAATAACTTCAGGGTCCCATTCCAATGCTTCTGCACCAAATACAGATATAAAAACTATAAGCAAAGCTATAGCTGGTGCTTCTAAATCTTTATATACTTCGTTAATAAACATAATACAATTTTAGCCTATAACTTGAATGAAAGTCTAGTTAAACAGCCTCTAAGTCTTTTTCAAAAAATACAGAAATAACTGTCTGTATAAATCTTAGAACAGCAATCGACACTTTTACCCAATATAAAAAAACGCTCATCTTACTCCTTATTTCTTGTTGTACTCTTCAAACTCTCCACTGCTAGTAGTATAGAACATTTTTTTAAAACCAACCTGTTCTAACAACGACTGACACCCTTTACAGGGATAACTATTATTTATTTTCTGATTTCTATCTATTCTAATATTTACAAATGTGATATCTGTACAATCATCTTTACCATACTTAATACAACCTTGTAGTTCAGAATGGGACCCTACAGTATGACCTATATGTTCATTTTGTCTATTAGAATAATTGTATTTTAAATTTTTAGCATTAGTCTTTGAATCATTGATTCCTATACTCAATATTTTACTTTTTTTAATTAAAAAAGTTACATGATGATTTCTAATATCATCTCTATTTCTTGGTGCTAATGCTCTGGCTATTTCTATTAATCTGTTAAATTTCGAGGAGCCTATCATTGTTTAAAAATATTTCTGAAGAAAATTTTCTATTTCTAATGTTACAATTAAGGTTGATCGAGTGTATATTAACCCTGTTGATCAACCTTAATTGTAACATTATCTATCATAGAATCTGAATTAATGTGTATATTTTCTATAAAAGGAGCAGACTCATCAACACCTGCATCTTTAATTAATGAACACCATAATTCCATTGTTTCTGAAACAGTCATATTTCTAAACTCCTGTCATTTTTAATAAAGGCGTCTCTTTGAGTAGTATCTACCTTAACTTTTTCTTTAACTCTACGTTCTACTGTAGAAACAACTGTTCTTTCGGAGCCTGGAATTGCTAAATCTACACCAACCCTATATCCTACCGTACCATCTGGATTAACAGACATAAGATTACCATTCGAATCAATAAGGGCATTTCCTCTTTGGCTTACTAAAACAGTATTATTAGGAGGTGAATTTGTTGTTACTCTAAATACCGTTGTCATATTACTTATACTATTATCCAAATCTCTAGCCATCTCATTAACAAACATATCTCTAATTGTAGATCTAACATCAATATTTTGAGTCAGTGTAGCTGCTGTTAATCGTTCATCATTAATAGCTATTTTTTCTTGATTTGAAAATTGAGTATCTGCATAAGCTATTAAATCAGGAAACAACGAGCCTATTGTAGGGTTAATTAAGAATTCCCTTAAGACAGCCTTAGGGACATGCATTAACTTAATACCTTTAAACTTACCTAAAGGACATTTATCATTACCTCTTAACATAGGAGAACCATACCTCCTTCTAGAGGATTTTCAAACTAAATATGATTTATACCTGATAGTTCAAAAAATAAAGGTAAGTCAGAATTAGGCATAGTAGGAAGCACATCCCTTAATTCATTCGAATCTTGAGGATCTATATCTGCACCAAATGCCTGCTTATAAATATCGGTAGAAACTTTTTGAAGATCTTGCATCTTATAATAGTTTTCGCCTAGCTTAACTACATCTAAAACTTCTGCTACTTTCTCTACACTCATACTAAAAATCTGGTCTACAGGATCACCTAGAACAGAATATTTATTATAATTATCATAGCAACCAGCCATTTTTTCCATATCATGACAAGCTGAAGCTATCTTCATAAAGTCATTGATATCATCAAGGCCATCTACTTGCTCAGAAAGGGCCACGTAAGCGGTTTTAAACTCGGGATTAGGGTTATGCTTACTTCTACGAATAAGCTCTGTCTTAACGTGTTCTGGATGAGCATAAAACATACCTGCATACTTACAGACTAGATCAGGTAGTTCATCCACACCTAAATCAGTAGCATGTTTAACAAAGTTTTCGCAAATTTCTTGACGCCACTGAAAAGGAATCTTACGGTAATTTTGAATATATTGTTCAGAAGCGAGTTTTAAATCCGAGGCAGTTTTAAACGGAAAAAGTTGCATCCCATCTCTTTCAAATACAACTTTTTCTGTATAATCCGCTGCTTCTTTTTTAAGTAATGATTCTTTATAGTTTTTTAAATCTTCAGTAATTTCAAATAACTCAGCAGCTTTTTGTAAACGATTTTCGACTTCTGCAGTATAAGTTTTATTGTATCTTTCTTCTAATGCTGCTTTTTTGTTAATAAAGTGTACATAACTTAGATAAGTACTTTCCTTTGTATTCTTTGGAAAAGCCTTATTATAGACATCGGCAAAAGCTTCCTTAGGTAAACCACTTAAATCTTTAAGTTCTGCTTCTTGAATATAATCGGGAACATGTTCAGCCTTTTTTAAAAATCTATGGAGTTCTCTAAAGGAATAATCTGAAGTCTGATCAAAAGAAATTTTCATTTGTATTTATTAATGCCTGAAGTACATTTACTACTCCATGTCTACCAATTTATCGAATTTTAACAGTAAAGTCAATCTAGCAAAAGTGGTTAAACAGTTTCCTGAATACAATGACTGGTTACTTCAAGAAGTTAAACCTTATGGTGAATTTGTAAGTAACGCTGATTTTAGTTCGGTTTGTAATATCTTTGATATTTGGATAGATAAAGATAAAAATCAATTATTATCATCAGAAATCGTGTTTGAGGATATTACAACTAAATATCCACATTTATTAAAAGATCCTGTTATTTTTAACAATTATAAGCAAAAAACTATTGGTGAAGCTGAGCGAATGGAAAAGCTTTGGAGAAGTGTAGTTGAACATAGCCAAACTGAATTAAACTCAAAACTGTACCCTATTAATGAAAGTGGAGGTAAAATCAGTTTAGGTAAGTACTTTACTTACAGTGGTTATCCTGGAGTAGTAGAAAATAAATTCGGGCATATATCTGAAAATACTAGAAACCTATTTAATACCATGCAGAAATCATGGTTAAAGCTTCATGGTTTTAGTAAACCTATTATTGTACCTTACTATTATACTCCTAAACATATTTCTTATATTGAAGTATTTGATGCCTTGGATGAATCAACGTGGGAAAATAGACGAATACTATATAGAAATGAGTATGCAGGATTTGCTGGTACAAGAGGGCATATTTTACCGGACTTTAAAGCCTTAATGAATAGGCAAGGATGTTTATGGAATTACACTTTAGACTACTGGAATAAGACAGTTGTAACCATAGATGAAGATTGTCCTATTTGGGTACTTTTACATATTTATAAAACAGCAAAGCTTACAAAGTTTGCAATTGATCCGCTGGATATAATTAAAGATAAAAATCTAGGTAGTTTAGTAGAACCTTATTTAAAAGATCTATCGAAAGAACAAGTTAGAGTTTTACAAGAGAAACTTGAATATACCGATTTATTAGATAAATGGAAAAACATTAAAAGTACCAGTTACGCAGTAGGTGACATTACGTACTTTAAACGCCCAGAAGGTTACTTCTATATTTATAAAGGCAAAGAATTTCAACTGACTAATTTTAGTATTACTTTAGTTGATCGAATAAAAAAAGATGATAAGCCTTTTTATATATTAGATATAATTCAAGGCGATAAAACAATTACATTTGAAATTCCTCAAACTAAATTTAATTCCAGGTTAGGACTTATTAATCATTTAAGAGAATTATTTTATGATTGTGATTTAGAGCCTCCAAAAATTTATCAACCTAGTGGAGAGCATAAATTAATGAACTTCATCTTTGATTATTTTGATAGCTAAACGAAAGAGGAGTTGGGGCTACTGCTCCTTGCAATAAAATTAATACCTAAGGAAGTGGATAGGAGTGACCCTCCTATCCAAGAAACCCTTACTTCCCCTTCCGTGCTTCCAACTCTAAAGATCTTCTTCTTGCCGAATTATGCCAAAATCTTCTTGTTTCTGGTGAAGCATGTTCTTAACCTTCACCTTCTTTAAGTAATGCTATAATTTGTTCATTACTTTCCGCTGCTAAGATCCTCTGACGTAGGCCAATCTTCGTTGGTGTTGTCTTCATATGGATTTAGGGGTTTACACTTTCTTGTTATATGGGGTTACTATCACTTTTAACTGTCTGTCTTCTTTATGTGTGTGAGAGGGCAGATTAGTTAAATTGTCAAAAAAAAAGCGTTTTTTATCCAGTATATAGGTTTGATATCCCCCCTACATACTGGACTTTCTCTTGTGAGAGACATGTAGAAAGAGTACACTTCACAAAGTCGTGTAACTTATACTTCCTACCATGACTAATCGATGTGCATTAGCCATTTTCAGAGGGAACGTGCGTCATCACCGCATAACCTCTTATTGTTTGAATCTCCGTAGATTCCGCTCTATGCCTATTACGCTATTTATACTCGCATAGACGAGTTGGAAGAGTAGGTGCTTGCTACTATTGTTGTGATTTTCACAAACACCTACTCACTCCCGCAATCAACTAACTGGCAAATAAAACCGAGAAAAAAATAAATGTTATTGGTTACATTGGTTTCAAACTACCTCCTGGAGTCAGGATGTTATGTTAAGCATCCTTAAATGGGGAAAAATGCAACGTGCTGTATCTTGGGGATACAACACGCTTAGTAGTATAGACCTGCATTGTCAGTCGTTTAGACGGCCAACCGCACGATCTTGGAACTTCTTCCATTTCTAGAAATTATTATTTATTCGCCCTTGCATGTGAGGAGAGTTTACTTAACTTCTCACATGCAAGGGTTTTCAGGGTTTCCAATTTCCCTAGCTTATTTTCTACTGCCCATAGAGATAACAAGCAAATTCATATGGGCGCTTCACGACTACTTGGTACTTTAATATTCAACCGTGAATATTGAATATAAAGGTTTTTGATGTGGAGATCTCTAACTCCAGGAAAAATCAACGCATTAGGAGAGCATCGAGTTTCTGTAAACTCTGTACTCAAAACTGAATTACTTTTTCAAGGTAGTCCTTCCTATTAGGACAATATATATATATATATAATTACTTACTGCTTGAAAAGCTAGACAATTCCCCCGCTAATTCAGTATTTATGTGGCTCTATAAGATTTACTTTAATTCAGTAAAGCAGCCGCTTATAGCATAAACATGTTTTTAGGTTCATGTCGTAAGTGAAGAGAATTTACCCCTCCTATCAGGCAATGATAAAGTTCTAAATGCTGCTGGTCCAGGTAACCCTTGGATTACTGCCGTAATTGCCAAACTCGTGTCCTACCACGGCGATGCGTCTAGATCAGCTATAATACACCATCAAGAAAACAGAAGTTCTCCATCTATTGATATACTATATTTGCCATGCCGATCAAAATTATAGATTGAAGTCCACTTGTTCACACAACGCATCGCCTAAGCTCAAGCTATAGAAAAGCTCTTTTCGTAACTATTACTAGAATACGATTCGCCCAACAGCATTCATGGCATCGGTTCAACAAGTGGACTTCAATCTACATAATTTATATAAGGGAAATCTTTTCTGACATCTACTTGATGTATGTTTGAATGTGGTTGTGTGAAAATCTCTCAATTTGTGGAGCACATTCAGCTTTAAAAGAACGAGTATTTGACCCTACATCTAGGTACATTTTAGCACAAGTAGATGCCAGAAAAGTGAAACAGAAACTAACAGCTTCCATTACTTATTATTATACCAAATATATACTGTTTATTCGGGGAGGGGAGGGGTTAATACCCATTATACCCCCCATAAGCACAATTATCTTGTCCATTATTGCCTTGGACAGTATTAAAGGGGCGGGGGTATGAATTAGGAACATTACTGCGCTTATTAGCTGCCCCTGTTTCAATAGAATCGGGATTAGGACTAAAAGCAGCGTATTCAATATTAAAATATGACTTACCGAGAATTGAAGTTCTAGGTTTAATGCTAATAGCTTGATTTACCAAGCCTACAGCCCACACATCTAACTCATAAGTACCTTCTAACAAGGTTCCTGTTACTGAATTAGGAATAAAAATGACATAATGGTTACAATCTTTAGAATCTGTGTAGATACCGTTGTTTAATATACCTGCCCAAGTATAGGTGATAAGATATTGAGAAGCTTTAACAATTACATTCAATGTGTACTTGGTTAAATCTATAGGCTTTCCATCTAAATATAGAAATGCGTCATAAATAACATCTTCTCCCTGATACCATACAGCAGAAGCATGATCTGAGCCAATAAAGTTAGAGCCTGGAATTCCTAAAGTATTTAAATCAGATTGTGGAATATTAGGATTATTAACTCTAGGAATAAGTTTAGAAGTTATTGGTATACAATTATCAAGTGGAATAGAACCTGAAGTAGGAGGGCAAGGATTACTACCTAGTTCAAAAGTAGTAGGTTGTGCAATGTCTACTTCATAGTAAGGGGGAGTTACAGGCATGTTTGTTCTAATTTTTTTGTATTTATATTTTTTCTATAATAACACAATTTATCAATTCCAAGTATACTTTTCATTTTAAGAAAATCTTCAGGGGTTAAGCTGTTTAAAGCATTTTCCATTTGAGGGCGTAATTGAGCATAAGGGTTAACCTTATTTCCACCACATGTTTTGCACCCACCTTTAGAAGGAGTTGTTACTTGTTTAGATAGAACGTTTAATGAATTAAAGGCAGGTATGGTTAATAAGGCAGGCTTACTATTAAGTAGATGTGAAATTTGACTTGCAGATGTTATAACCAGAGTTTGCATACTCAAAATATAACACCTAAATAGTAAAAAACAAAATCCTTATTTTGTTTCCAATAGGGCTATGGATAGAACCATAGCCCTATTTATTTAATGCCTACCTTTAGGCACCAGCCGTAGCTTCAACCGGAGGCTGTTCCTGGCGGTTGGGGCGATTCATCGGAACACGGAGTTCCTTGCCCAACGGAGCGTGCGGGGTTTCGTTGGTTTTACTGGGAATCACCGAATCCTCGTGGACCTGCTGAATTTGTCCACGGAGTTCCTGATTCTTTTCAGCCAACTCTTCCGCCGCAGAGGCGATCTTCCCGGCTTCCCGTTTGATCACTTCTTCCGAACGCTGAATTTGAACCTCAGGTTGGACCGTCATGGACGGCTTCCTGAAGTTGCTCAGCACGGCGGCGAACTTCTGTTTCATGGTGAACATGGCCTGTTTCGCGGTATGAACCACGACAGCCCCATAGTATTGGAACCCAAGGGTTCCCGCGACACCGATTCCAACACATCCTGCCGCCGCAAGACAAGCAACCGGCTTGCTCATGACGACATTGCGATTGGTTCCGATCTCAACGTTGATTGTAGGAGTGTCCATAGTTTTCTTTCTTTTCTTTCTGGTTTATTTGTTAGTTATAACAAGCCCACATTTTAAGTGAACTTTCGTTAAATTATTATACCAGTTATAACCCTTAATTTTGTACGGGGGTAGGGGAGGGGGCTAAAAAAGAGGAATGGAACCTCTTTTAAACTATCCTCCTTCGTTTTGCAGCCCTTTATTATACTGTGCCAATTTCTGAGCATAGTAATTATAAGCTATACCTTCACATTGAATACGAATCTCCGAACAAGGAGTTTCAACATGGTGTTGTGTGTAACATAAAGGGCATTTTGGAGGCTTAGGACAATACCTCTCGATAGCCTCCTGTAGCATATTAATAGCTCCTGCTACTTCATCAGGAAGAGGGCCGTCTTTCCAACTATCTGACCCTGTTACTAATGTAGCATCATAAAGCTTATCAATATACTCACCTTTAGTATTATTCATTAATAACCTTTTTTAAAGCAATACGTAATTGTATTACCTTTAATTATTATACCAATTTATAGGTATATTTAACCCAAGGGGAGGGGTGTTAGTTGGGAGCTAGTTGAAGGGTATGGCAGAGATCACTACTCTGCAGAGTCAAACCTATAAACAACGAATGGGTGTTAGCTGGTTCTGTTCCATTAATACCATCATAGAAGTTTTCAGGAAGTCCTGTCGTAACATTACTAATAGCTGTTCCAAAAATTAAGTTAATATTCAATCCAGGAGCAATATTAAAATTACCATTGCTATCAGGAGGCACTCCATTAATAAACGAGATAATATCAGGACAATCGCATAAAGCAGGATTTATAAAATTATCCTCACAAGTTAATGGAATACCAAAACTATCTCCTGCTTGAAAATTAATAAGATTGTTAATTGTATCAAAACTAATATCAAAGTTATAACCTTCAAAAAAAGTAATAGCTCCTGTAAGGTTAATAGTAGATTGAGAAACTAGGGGTAATAATGCTGAATAACTATAAAGACCACCACTTTCGTAACTTGGAGTAATAGCTAATTCATTAACTCCAATCCAATCATTATAAAATTCAAATACTAAAGAAGGTTCAACTATAAGGTTAGCAAAAGTATTAATCGCCGCAGGAATTGCGGAGATTAGGTCGGTATTCACCGCAAGAGCACTATGGTTAGCTCCTTTAATATACTGAATACCTGTTAAAGAGGTACTGAAGGTAAAACTGACACTATTGGTAAAATTAAAAATTATTGTACCACTAACTGAATTATCAATTGATAACAGTTTATAACTTCCTGAATAAGCTGAATTATTAACAATTAATAAATCCAAAATAAGTCCATTATCCAAAACATAAGATGTGTTAGCTGTTTTAGGACAATTTAAAATAAAAGGGTAAGCCCTTAAAGCATTTTCATTAAGCCATTCAAGAGTCATATTAGAAATTATTAGTGTTCACGATTTTTGTAAGATTAGACCCAGGTTGAGAACCTACGAGTGAAACATTTAATGATCCTATTCCATCCCCATTGATTTGAATAACTTGATCACTTGATATAAAGATATTGTTATTAGTAGGAGAAATGAGATTCAATAATTTCAAGGCTGGAGAAAGTAAAGGGTAAGGCAACTTAAAATTACCTACAGCATTAAAAGTTAAACCGTTTGAACCTATTGTATTATAAAATATAGTATTATCCGAAGAAGGTGTAGTTAAAACAACATTTCCAAATAAACCAGCTAAAGAAAATACTCCTGAATTTAAGCTTATTGATTTTACTGTTGTGGCTACGAATGAAAGATTAAATTGTAACACTTGACCAACAAAGGTATTCCACAAGGTATTTACACCGTCTTGAAAAGTTAATTTTCCAATATATCTTGTACCTACCATTAATCGTAAAAAGTTAGTACCTGCCACATAATCACTTTGTAAGAATATGAAATTAGTAGTACCTGTATCATAGGTAATATTTAAAGTTAAGAAATCAGTAGATACTTCTATATAATTTAGAACAGGTATGAAATTATCAAACTGTTGAAAATTAGCATCTACAATAATATTGTTGTAAGGTGCATCCTCTGTAAAAGGATAAGCACTTACAGCGTTCTGATTTTCCCAATCTAAATCAAAGATACTCATTAAAATGTTTGTGTATAAAATACAACCAATTGTAAACTAGCTGGAGTTCCTGTAACACCTGAAATTGCTAATTGAATATTACTTGTATTTGTAAATGCATTAGCTCCTGTCGCTAATGCAACTAAACTATTAGCAGTATAGATATTACCTCCTGACGTAAATGATCCTGTGTTGGCTACAACTAAACTTGTTAAGCCTGTAACATTTACAGAATCTATTTTTACAGTGAATGTAGCTGATCCTGTATCGATCAAAGCATAAATTTTACTAATTACCCCATTTATACCTGCTGGATTAATAATTGTATAAGAACCTGTAGTTGGGGAGGCTTGTGTAAGTGTAAAAATAGTTACATAAGGCCATGATAAATATTCAGGATTTGTCTCAAATAAGAAATTAACTACTGGAGTTTGAGATTTTGAATAATATTCCTCTTCCCCAATAAAATCCGAATTTCTATTTACTAAGTAATTTGGATCAACAGGAGCTAACGAAGTTTGATTGAGGGTACAAAACGAACTTAAATCCAAATCTATGGTAGTAGCATTAATGGAGCTATTTACTGAATCGCCATAAAAAATAACAGGATCTATACCAAACAAATAAATATTTGCATCATCGGCGTAATCATCAATTGGGTAAGGTACTACTTCTTTATTAATGGTTAAAATTTCAGGAGTCGGACAATTTCTAAACTGTGAATTTAAGTCGGCTATACTCAGAATGTCAGAATTATCTATAACAGCTAACTCACAACTGTTACCTACATTTGTTTCAATTAAATTTGTAAGTGCCCCAAAATTGATATTACCTGTTAAAGTTTGTTCTCTGTAATTTAAATTTTTAACTCCTGGAGGATTAAATACTACATAAGTTGAAATTTCTAAACCTGATTGATTAGGCAGACTAAAATCTAATATTCCATTTGTAGATAAAATTACATCTGCTTGCCCCGATATTAAAAAACCTGAAGAGTAACCATCTACGTTTGTTAAATTAAGAACTTGAAAATCAGAGGTAATAACAGCACTAAAAAATCCAATCGGTATAGTTAAATTAAACGAGGAATGTTTATGTAAAACAGCTACACTAACTGTTAAGATATTATTACTAAGAGAAACCTGAGAAATGAAAGGTTGGTAATCTAACACGTTGCTAAAAGCTGGAATAGATAAAGAAATAGCCGCTATTACGTAATTATTAAGTAGTAATCCATTATTACTTAACTTTGTAGCTCCTTGTTGAATAGGATAACTTCTTTCAATATTCTTATTAAGAAAATCTAAATCATTAATCATGGCTAATAAAGAGTTATAGTAAGTGGATAAGAAGGACTTGTTCCTGTTCCATTAGTAGCAGTAAGATTAACACTTGTCGATCCTGGCGAACCACTTGGAGTACCAGATATAACGGCACCCGAAAGAGATAATCCTGTAGGTAATGATCCACTGACGGCATAACTGGTGGGGGAATTTGAAGCTGTGATAGTGTAAGAGAAAGAAACACCAATATTTCCTACAGCTGTTGAAGCACTGGTAACAACAGGTGGAGAGTTACTTATATAGATAGTAAGAGTTAGCGTACCTGTGCCTGTTCCATTCGTAGCTCCAACTACAACAGTATATGGAGAACCTGAATATGCTGTAGGAATACCTCTAATTAAGCCAGTACTAGTATTTAAAGATACACCAGGAGGAAAACTACCAGATACTAAAGAAAAAGAAGTTGGTGTAAGAGTAGCGGTAATTTGATATGCAAAAGCGTTTCCTAATGAACCTGAAGCAGTAGAAGCACTGGTAACAACAGGAGCATTTAAAGATACTGTTATATTGAATAAACCATGACCACTAGAGGCTGTGCTTGTACCAGCTATATTACTAGCTGTAGAACTCACTGTAAATGTACCTGTTTCGTTAGTCGTTCCATAAATAATACCACGAGCAGAATCAAAATCCAAAGCAGTAGGATAGCCACTAGCTGTATAAGATGTAGGAAAACCTGTTGATACTAATTGATAAAAGAAAGGAAGTCCATAATCAGCAGTTTGATTAGTTGTAGTTAATACAGGTATGGCTACAACTTGTAAATAAAGTGTAAATGGAGTGGAGATTCCTTCAGAATTAGAAACTAGCATTTCAATGCTATAAGTTCTATCCATTGTATCAGTTGACGTACCTAAGATATTATTTATCATGGAACCAATTGTAGAATTAGTAGTAGCCCACAATGGTAAAGTGGAAGATACAAAAGTGACAGTGGTAGGAGAACCTGTTCCTGTAACTTTATAAGTAAAAGCACTTCCAGCTGCAATTGTAAGAGAATCAGAAGAAGTAATAGTAGGAGGGCAATTAGCACTTGTTAGGCTAATAGTTTCGTCAATTAAGCTAATTGAGGGATTGTCTGTATCATCTCCTATTGCTACCACTTCTAATGTATAACCGGCCCCACATGGAGCGAAATACGTATTTTCATAAGTAGCATACGTTTTACAAGTTAATGTACCTGAGTTAACCCCAAAAGTAATATTGTTATCATATCTTATTTTTTCTGTGCCTGGAATTACAGTCAACCCACTAGAAGGAGTTAATGTTATTGCATAAGTAACTGTAAGTGTACTAGGATTTTCTATAACACAAACAATAGATAAAAACGTACCATAATTTCCGAACTCATCCTGTCCTTCTGAAGTAGAGTAGATTAATTCTCCATTTGGTATATTAATTGTAGGAGCGATATTTGTGTTATAATCAATGATAGCTTCATTCAATTCTTCAAATACACCCCAATCGCTAACTGTAAAATTTGAACCTGTTAAAGATATTGAAGGAAGGGAAGAAAGAGTTATCGTAGTAGAATTTGTAACTGCAATAATTTGAAAAGAATAGGTTAACAAAGTAGAAGCATCTGTAAAAGTAATAGTCTTACCTTCATGAAAATACTTAATAAATCCTGCCGCAGAAGGATAAACCTCAGAGCCTGAATAAGTGGAAGTAAAACTAGTAGCGGTAAATGTAGTAGTACTTGTAGATAAATTACCTACACCTGTAGTCTGGTAATTAGAATCCGCATATAAAAATAATTCCTGTAATCCATTAAATACACGATTTAAATATTTTGCAAAAGCATTCAAATTTTCAACAGGACATTTAGGAGTACAATTATTAGTAATTAAAAAACTATGACCAATTTGTAAAGCATCAAAAGTATCAGGAGTTTGATAAGGGATAGAAAATGGATCATAATTACTTAATTCGGAACCATATATTATTAAATCACTTGCATTCAATAAAGACATTGAATAACAAGGACTTGGCACTAAATATAGATTTCCATACTGATTAGGAGATATACCGTTGATAGTATATACAAATTCCGTTGGAAATAAGTCCGTACAAGGATCAAATAACCCTGTTCCTAATCTCGCTCCTACGTCTATAACCAGATTGTTATCATCATTATTTCCTATAGTATTAGCATCAAAACGCATAGCTACATTAGGATTACCATCATTATAAACTTCTACATATTCATCAGGATAATTATTAGAGAAAATTAAATTTACAACTCTAGGCATTGGTTGAATAACCGCAGAATTTACCAATGCTGATTCATTATAAGCATAATCTTGATTAAACGAACTTGTTAATAAAGGTAAAAAACCAGGACCGAACACCATCTTTACACTGGAAACATCGGTAGATGTTGATAAGTATGGAGGATTTCCTGGAACTGTGTTGTCTACTATATCTGAAATAAAGAAAGCTACACTAAGAGCTGTACCCAAAGAAGGTGTAGAAAATAAAAACTGAGCTGTTCCAGCTATAGTATCGACGGTAATATTAGATATAAAAACATCCTGAATCAAAGGATGGTAGGAATAAAAAATAATATCTCCAAACCAATTAGGTTGAATAGGTAAAGTAACGTTATCAACATTACTTTCTTTAAATGGATAACGGTTAAGTAGATTATTATTGTAGTAATCTAGAAAATTAGGCATCTGACACCTACTTTACCTGTTAAGTTGGACAGGCACAACTACTATTAGCAATATTAGTAAATGCTGTAAGTTCTGTATTTAATTGATTTAAAAATGTCTTCAAATCATTACAACTTAGTTCTAACTGATTTACCCTTTGAGTTAACGAAGATAAGTCATCACAACCTGAACAAGGAGTACAGCAGCTATCTTCTAACTGTAATGTATATTGTGTATCTGTATTAATATTACTACAACCTAAACCAATAAATGAAATATTACCCGTTAATGGATCGGGTTGCACACCGTTAATAGATTGAACAGGTACTAATGTAGTACATGAACTATTTAATCCTAACCCATCTCCTGCATCCAGGATTAATAAATTATTAACTGAATCATAACTATATCGAAGATTATTTCTAGCTACAACATTTACACTTCCTGTAAGTGTCTGTGTATTACCCTTTGAATCAAGAAATGTAATTTGGTCTACACCTGTTGTTGATACATTTATAACTCTAGGTAGAAATTCAGTAGCATTAATTGAAAATAAAAATATACCTGATGTTAACGTTTGAATTGTATTTAATGAACCTATAGTGATTCTACCTGTCGAGCTTTGGTAATCTCCAGGAACAGTTTGAAGTAAGTAATCACTATAATTGGAAAAATTTGTAACAGGGATAGTAAATGATCCTACTATTAGGTTATTACTATCAGAAATAGTAATTTCAAAATAAGAAATAGTACTCTCTATTTGAGAAATATAACAACTGATAGAAGGATCGGATGAAATACTTAATTGAATATCTACAATGAAATCATTGGGAATAGTAAATACCCCACTATTATCAATTAGAGTTAAATCATCTCTAATTGGGTAATTTCTAAGAGAGTTTAAATTCTCCCATTGTAATGAATCAATGAATGGCATAACAAAAAGCCTAAATTAACGACCAATAAATATCTAATATGCCAATATCATAATTATAAGGATTTGTAGGAGCAGTACTTTGTAATAGTTTAAAATTAATAATTGTATCTGGTCCTATACTTGCCCCAGGAATTACTAGTAATGTTGGCTGAACTGCTAAAGGACTCAAAGCTGTATAATTTGCAGGAAAGGTAATAATTGCAGGTGCTAAAGTTGTAGTAGTAAATGTGGTTGAATTACTTATAGGTGGTCCTCCAGCAGTGCTAATAGCATATTGAAAAGAGAAACCGACATTCAAAGGTGTGCTCGTTGTATTAGTAAATCCAAAAACGTGAAGAACTAACTTTAATGACATATTTACGGGAAAAAGTTTAGGTAGTAAGATTTTACCAATTATTCCTGCTGGAGAAGGACTAGAATATTTTAAACGTATATAAGAATTTAGACCTAAAAATTCCAACGTAGAATTTACAGGGTCCAAGGAATCTAACGCTCCTACACTTCCTTGACCATTTTGTGTAATAACATAATTTCCATTAGTATCGTTTGTTAACGACAAACCTGAATTAGTTGGAGTTGTTAATGTAGAAACTATAGGGGCAGTTGTTAAAGTTAATTTACCAGTCGCTTGACTAAAAGTAAGATTGACTATAGCGGTAGGATTAGCTGTACTGTCAACAGGAGTATCAAAATTAGTTGTAGTCTGTACAACAATATTTCCAGTACTGGCTGGTAATGAGAGATTATCCGCGTTAAGAAACTTAATCATATTAACTGTCCCATCATCATAGGCAGTTAAGCTAGAAACAATAACATCCTTTAAATTAGGATTAAACTTTGTAATCAATAATTGTATAATAGGGCGCTCTATATCAGAACTAACCACTGTAGGCCACATTGCAGGTGTCCATGAGCCACTTGCCAAATCTTCAGCCCAAGGCTGCGTAGGAGCGGTATTGGAATACCACCATAATCCATACTGATCAATTGAATAAATACCATTCTTTCCATTAACATCAGTTGAATTAACTTGAATCTGACTTACACCATTTGTAGTTAAAATAGATTGAGCTGCTGGATCAGGAGGTAATAAATTTAGTAATAAAGTAGCTTGCTGCTTTTCAAAAGTTGATAAACTACCCGCTCCAGAGTTATCTGCGTTATCGGTAGTAAATACGTTAGGAATGTTATAAAAAAATGTAGCTCCTGAGGGAATAGTATATGATGTTGGTAAAACAGAAACAGGGACCCACCCTAATCTAGTTAAATCTGGAGATGTAATAGTCCATACACCACCTGTATTAACAGGTGTACCAGCTGGACGGTCTAAAACCTGAAGTTGAACTGAATAAAACAAAGCTGAAAACTGATCAACTTGAGGATTAAGAATAATTGTACTATCATCTATAGCGTAACCTATATAAACACTTAAACCAGAAGGAGTACCAGTCAATAAACCAGGAGTCTTAGAACTTAAAAATAAAGGACCAGGACTGAAAGTTTCTCTAACTCCTGTGCTGGAAATATCTAGTAAACCGTTAACTGGATCATCTAATGGAGAAGTTAAACTTAATAAACCTTCCATATACACATCAGCTGAAGTATTTGAAATATTTTGAGTAATCCCAAAACCGTAAGAAGATATATTAGGGCTATAAAAAGCAGTAGATAAAGAATTACCAAATTCGGAAAGTGCTCTCTTTATTCCTTTTTCACCTGTAATTAAATTGTTGTAATAATATACACACCATTGAGTTCCAGGAGTCATTACACCAGCTGTAATTTCAGAGGAACTTAAAGGAAGACCAGGAGCTACTAAAACAGACTTATTTTGCAACTCTTGCAAAGTATTGTACAAATACTGATCATTCTGAGAAAGTTGGTCAAATACTGGATTAACAGACTGTGCTGAGACATCTTCTCCATTATTAAGAACAGTAACCTGAGATATCCAAGGAACGTTAGCATTGCTCATATATTAAGATAAAAATTGGATGCCCCATGTGAAGGTCAGGGCGTAATTATTATTCCAAGTAACAGGATTAAAGTTTACGCGACTAAACACTAAGTCTGTTGAGGCATTGGTAGGATTAGGTTGTGCTACTAATGCAATTTCGTAAATATTAGAAACTCCATTAGTAAAAGCTGCTCCTCCGAACGCAGTAGCTGATGAAATCTGTGTAGTATAGAAAGATGTATTATCTATATAACCAGCTCCACTAGGAGAATAAGAAGGAGCAAAGCTTAAAGCTTGCCTCAAATAACCAAAAGGCGGAGTAAAAGAACTAAATGGTACAGAGTAATTAACATCTATGACAGGAGGGGTAAAGCTAGAAGTATTATTATAACCTATATAGAAACCAGAAATATTATACCCAGGTTTTCCTGATAAGGCATAACTCAACGCCTGTGCTCCCATATTCAGCACTAAATTTCTTTTATCGACCAAGAGTTCAGTAACACCAGTTTCTTTATGAGTTCTAAAGATCTTAACAAACCCTTGAATCATGTCGTTTAAATTACCTTTAATAAGACCATCAATAGCAAAATTATGATTATGGAGATAAGGTTCGTTCATGTTAAGGGCTAAAGTCTATTAATTTAATATGTGGGACTGTTTGAGACGTTGCTCCAGAGTTGGGTATAGTTGTAAACAACTTACCTGCAACGCATTTAGCACCGCCTGTATATACTGTACCATTCAGCCCTATTTTTACAAGATTATAAGAATTTGTTAAGGGTCCAAAACTATTTAGTGGACTATGACCAATGGAAAACAATCTCTTTAAAGCGTTTGTATAAGAATAAGGAGAATCAGGAGAAATATAACCATTAGAATCAGAACCATCACAATTCAAACCTGTACCTACTCCAGCTATAGATAAACAGTTATTTAAATTATCATATATTTCGGTATTAACACTTACGTTAATAACCATCATAAAATAAACATGTTTTGGAAGATAACCTTTTATATCATCAAACAAATTAAAAAATGTAGAAGTCTGATCAGGAGACGCAAAGTTTAAAACAAAACAAGCAGAGTTATTTTTTAAAAAATTATGAAATATAAAATCTAAAGGATTAAGAGGATAGGCTACTAAATTAGAAGCAGGATTAGAACTACTAGTCAAACCTAGAGCTTTAATAATAGCTGCTTTGTTAACTGGTTCATTAATATAATTTTCAAAAGTTAAAACATCAGCAGGAGAACCTTCTACAGGAAAATTTAAAACACCAGCAGGGTTAAGTGTAATTAACTGTAAAGAGTTAGGAAAAAACAACTGGCTCTGATAATTACCCAAAAACAAATAAGAACTAAAAGGTACTAAGGCATTATTAGAAAAAGCAGTTTTCCACCAATCTTTCTGAGAAACAGTATCATAATAAGTAAGTAAACTTACAAATGTATCCCCTGCATAAAAAATCGCTCCAGGAATAACTGATGGGTTGATAACAGAATCTAAATCAAACAAATAACTATTTTTATCTGTCACGACAACGTTGTTATATTCATTAACAGCTACATATTGTACAACTTCTTGAGGTTCAATAACAGGAACTACACCTCCTATATATGCCATGAGACTTTTTAAAGCTAGTATGTTACAACCTCCTACAGCAATGTTAAAAAACCTTTTAAGGATATCTTTATAATTTTCAGACGAGGGTAAGTTGATATTAAATATTTGTCCGAAATTTTTATACAAATTTTGAATATCAATCTTAACATTATACACCCATAAAAATAATAGTTGATCTTGTTGGGTTACCCCATTTTCATCAACATATGTAACAGGAACTCCTGTATCACCAATAATATCGATAATTGTATTTTTAGGATTATCAAATGGATTCTTGTTAAAATACAAAACATTGTCATTCAAAGTAACATCTACACCAGCTATATAAAATACTGAAGGGTTGAATACTTGGTTTGTAACTAATGAAAATGAACCTATTGTAAAATTAGGAGTAATGGAATAAACAAACTGAGATGTCGATTTAGGAAATCCAAACTGAAACACTTGATTAGCGTATAAAGGATCAGTAGTTGGTTGAGGACCAAAGACTGCTCCATTTTGTTCAAAAATAAAAGGGCTTTTGTTTAATAAAGATTTTTGAATAGTAAGAGGTTGCCAAATCTGTTTATGATAAACAGGGATATCTTTTACACCATAGCAATAAACAGCTTCAGTTAAGTCCTGATAAGCTTGAAGTAATTCTTCTGCTCTACCGATAGTAAGTCCTTTAATAGTGCCTTGTTCAGAAAATATCTGATTCCAAAAACTACCTAAACTCTGCTGTAAGAAATTAGGGTTAGTAGGCTCTCCTGTAAAAGGATAAGACGTACTAGGACTAGTAGGAAAATCTAAATTGAGAGCCATTAGAGTAGATTAATAACAATGTTATTTGAAGGTGTAACATTTCCAGTACTAGAATTAAAGTAGTCTATAAAGAAATTAGTAGTGTTAGGTGTAATACCTGCACTTAATATAGAAGGTATAATTAATTCATTTTCACTTGTAATTATATTAGTACTACCATCTAATCCATAAATATTACCAGTCATATTAATTGGAAATTGTACATAACCAATAGGATACTTATAGCAAAGATTAGTAATAGCCGAAGCAGTTAGAGCTTGTCCAAAATCTAATGTATTAATGTAGTTAAAAATATCTTGTTGTAAATTAGGTATACCAACTGATGCAACTGTATCGGTTATATTTTTTCGAACAATATTTATATTCAGATTAACAAAACAAGGAACAACTGCCTTGATTAAATAATCCGCAGCAGGAAATCTAGTACCATCATTTAAAAATACTTGCTGAATGGGTAAGATATTAGGTTGATAAAAGAAGGTAAAATCAAAATCTAAATTTGCACCAATGGCTAAAGACGGATTTTCAGTATATTGAAAAGTTACTGTAGCAACTTGATAAGCTGAGAAACGTGCATCACTAACTGTTCCGATTTGACTGTTACGTGTAGTGTTAATTTGACTATACCCAAATTCGACACTATTAATAATTAATGTTCCTACGGTATTAATTACATTATTTACAGGTGTAGGAAGAATTCCTTTAATATAATAAAATCCTGGACAATCAGAAGTAAGAAGATTAACCTGCCATACTCCTGCAGCTATCTTAGTTCCTGCTTTAGTAACTGTAAGAGTAGAAGGACCTACGCTCGTTCTTACATATACATCGGCCATTCCAGCTGTAGAAAAACCAAATACATTTTCCTTACAACGAACCATTTCTGCGTCATTTGCCCCAATAACATGAACAGCTTGAAAACCTGGAAAATTATTAGATAAATAATTATCAATTGAATTCTGTGATGTTAGATTATTATTAGTTAGAGCGACTTGAAATCTAGGAATTAACGCTTGATCTGTTTCTTCAGGTAAACCAGAAGAAAAATTTCCATATGCGGCTAATGAGACAACGTTAGGATTTGTAAAATTACTCCCTAACGTAAATTGAGTCTGATCAGAAACTTGATATTGGGAACCTACAGTAGAAGCTTGAATAGGTAAAATTATATAGTAGTTATTACCTTGTGTGTAAATAGGAAGATAATTATTAGTCGTACTTGAGTTTACAGAAAATGTGTAGTCTTGAGTTGTATTATAAATTAAACCTAAGGTGGATTGTACAAATTGAGCACTCTTAGGAACTTTAATATTTTGATTATTAGATAAAATAATTTTTAAATTACCGGCAGCAATTGTACCCGCTATACGAGTGGTATTATAATTTGAAGCTACCTCATCAATAGCTGGTGTAATTGTAGGAGTAGGAGAAGCTAAAGCTGTTTGGACTGAATTAGTCTGTTCATAAGTTTGAATATCATTATAAATAGAATTATCTAAGGTAGCAGATAATTTAATTACAAGTTCAGATAATGCAGAACCTGGACTAAGATCCGCTGTAGGATTAACCCCTTGTATAAAAGTAGTTAATCTAGATATAGTATCAGTAATTGTTTCAGCCATAATTAGTTAAGAGGTACAGGTAAAATAAAAACAACACTATCTCCTGCTATAGACGTAATAGCAATTGATAAGTTTAGAGTAGAGCCAGTTACAGAAAAAGAACTCATAGTAGCTGATTTTAACTGTTCATCAGCAGGAATAGAAGGATTATTACTTTGATAGCCTCGAAAAACCGCTAAAACATCTAAATTAGCAAAATTAAATAAATGGAGAACATTTAATCTGGTTAAATTAGATCTATTTTGCAAATCTAATAAAAACTCAGTACCAAAATCAGAAGTATTAATTTGCGACCCTACTTTTGTCAGAAACATAATAGCATACTTCTGAACTAACTTATTAATACCTGCAATATATTGAGAAGGATTACCAAATTCAACAGTTACAGGTATTTGAGTATTAGGAATATAAGCTGCTACCTTTAAGATATTTATATCTATAAGACGTTCACTATAATCTGTACTAAAACTTGTAATAGCCATTATGTATTCTGTGTAGATACCACTTGATCAAGATAAGTAAAAGCACTGTAACTTTGCTGAACAGCTAACATATTTCGATAAGCTTTTTGACTTAAATCATCCCTATAATATTGTAATCTAGTTTTATGTCTAGCTACGAAGCATTTTTGAAAAGAATAAAGCGTAGAAAGTTGAATTTTTAAAGTATGTATACCTTGCTTCTGATCTGCATTTTGAACCTGAAGTCTTTGACTAATTTGATCATTAATACTTGAGCGATCTGTAACTGTTCTTAGATTAGCTAAAGTTAAATCTTTAGTATAACCTATTTGGTTAGCAACCCATTTCCTACCTGTACTATCTCCATTTAAACGGTCTACAGGAATGCCTAAAATAAACCATTTAATTAAGCTATTCAAATAATCTGTTATATTTTTAAACATATTAGTTTTTCCACCCTTCTTGTATCTTATCAGTAATAAATTTAATTCTCGAACTTAAAGTAGATTGAGAAATCCCTAATTGTTTTGCTAATTTATCATTATCTAAGACAGTCTTACCTCCAAAACCTGTTCGATGCTCTAGAATTAGTTTATCTCTAGGGGATAAATCGTGATGTACAAAATGCACCCATTCATCATTCTCTCCTTCTATAAACACAGGAGTATCCATCATATTTGCAACATTCACTGTTTGTTTACGATTTTCCAATACTGTATTAACCTGATGCACACCTAATTTTGTATAATCAGCTATTTCATCTAAAGTAGCTTCCCTACCTAATTCAGCTTCTAATATTTTTTCAGCTTTATTAATCTTATTAAGCATAAACTGCTGATTTTCAGGAAGTCGTACAGATTGCCCATATTGGGTAGGTAATCTTGATAATTTCTTTAAAGAATTAGTTAAATGCGTAGAAAACTTACCAATAGAGGGGTCGTAAGATTTAGCAGCTTCATTAGCTATCTTAAAAGCTTCTATTTTTACAGCAGATAATGGAAGATTAGTAGCATGTTTTCTAGCTTCATGAAGAATCAGCTTCTTATGTTCATCTAATAATTTTTGTTGGTCCTTAGTCATATTACGTTATATCTTGTATAAATTGATTTTGCACACCTAAAGCATCTCCATAAGAATACTGATAAATAGGATCTTGATCCACACTATCAATCTTTAAGCCTGATCTACCACAATTAAAAGATATTGTAGTAGTAGCTGTTCCACTATTAGGGGGGCTAAGTGATATTCTATGTGTAACTCGTTGAACCATGAAAGCTATCCAATTACTTGGATATTTAGTATACATCTTTCCTACTGTACCAGGACACCAGCTATTACTAAAAGAAGATAATATAGTACCACCACGATCTCCATATCTTGCTTGGTAATACTTTATTTGAGCATAGGTATCTCCCATTTGCTTTACTTTTCCATTGTAAGCATCATTAGCAGCTTCAGCTATTTGTTCTTCAGTAAGTGTAGCTCTTCCAACAGGCGTTGACATAGATTCTACTTTTTTACCAGGAGCTACGTTGGTTGGTTTTTTTACTTGGTTATCTATACTATTAGGAGCAGCTCCAGGCAAATAAATTGATGCACAAGCCGTTTCAAATAACAAAGGACTAACTTCTACGACAAGAAGCGCAACGCCAGGACTTTTAGAGTGCGCATTTTTTTTAGGATAAGCACCTTGATAACAAGAGTTAGTTGCAAAAGAGCCAAGCATAGGAACTTTTTGAGTTACTAAAGCAACATATCCTACATCTTTGTAACCACTTTCATTATAAGAGTAGTCATTATAATCAGCAGGATAAACTAAATTAGGAGTTGAGCTATGTTGTCCAGTTCCAGGTTTAGGAACATCCATAGTTAAAAAACCATTATCTGGAACTACGAATATTTGAGAATTTCCTACAATTAATAAACAACCTAAATCACCATAAAAATCTACCATGTTCTCCCATAATACTCGTGGACCGTGAGTAAAACTTTCAACTACTCCACCACCTGTTCCATAACTACCACAATCAGTTAATGCTTTTAATTGTGAAAGTGCATCTATGTTTAAATTTTCAATTAATGACTGACATGCGGTTAACTTAGCTTGTCTTCCTTCATTTTCTAAAACATCTATTAAGGTAGAAAAATCCGAATTTTCATCTGGAGATGGTACTAAGTTACTTAAGGCATCACCACTTATTTGATAATTTAAAGTTGCAATTACTAAAGCTTTATATAATTCAGCAATAGATTGTCCTTTAAAAGGAATACCATTTAAATAATTTTGTAATGAAGAAGTATCATCTGCAGCTATACCATTAAATCCAATAGTATTAACCATGTGAAAAGGGTCCATACCATAAGGACTTAAACCAGGAAGTGTAGTATCTGCTTCTAATAATAATTGAGCATTTCCTTTAAAAACAGCTGCGTAACTAATGTGACCCATAGATTGACTAATTGAAATACCGTCAAATAACCCTTCAAATTTTATTTCATTTGTAAAACCTGTTATTTTATCATTTACTGAAAAAGAAATAGTACAAACATTTTGTCTTTTATACTTATCTGGATTTTGAAGTAGAGCTAATGAAGTTGAATCGGCTGCATCAATTTCAACCAAACATTCAGGTATGGCATTTACGCCATAAGATATTGTTATACCTATAGGTTTTAAATCTATACCAGATACTGAAGCTGTAACGTCAGAAGCCATATTAGTTTAATAAATTATTAAGCTGTAAAATATAACAATTCAAAAGTCCTGCAAAACGATACACAGGATTATAATGCATTGTCCACAAGTTATACGAAGAAGGATCATTAATAGTAGTGTTATAATTCAACATACCATTAACAATAGGTAGATTAGTTAATAGATTGTTAAACAATAAACTGAAATCAAAATTAAATGGAGCTTGGGCTATAAACTCCCAATTTAAACCAGAGGCATCACTTAGATCAATTAAGTTTCCACCAATACTAAAAGATAAGCCTGTATTAGCTATAGGTATTACATCTGTAGTAATATTGGCTAAATTTGAGGATGCTTTAATTATAAAATTGGAAGTTAAATTAGGGGAACTTCCTGTTTCATTATAATAAACATTATTAGATTTAGAATAAATAGATAGATAAATACCTGTCACTTGAGATACAACTATATCATCATAATTTTTAGAAATATTAGATGAGGCATTATATTGCCCAAACAAAAAAATAGGGTAATTTGCATTAGAAGTAAGGGGATTAGATAATTGTTGTACTATAAAATAATCAGAAATAGTATCTAAATCATAAGTAAGACGATTATCTAAACTATATACAAAATGTTGCTGGTCAGCAGCACGTAATATTTGAAGGTAAGTAAAAGCTAAAAATTCAGCATAGAACCTAGATATTCCTGCTGGAAAAAGTAAGTTATAAAATGCCACAAGTGGGGGAGGTAATACTAAAGAAGTAAATTTTGGGGCTATATACTCATTAGTATTTCCAACATCTGTTAAATTTAAAAGTAATGTACGGTAATGATTAATCATAACTTATTGAGAATCTGAAATGATATTAAGTGTAATCGAGAACGATGCCATTGTATCAGGTTCTCCTACTACCTCTACAGAACTATTAACAACTACCGCCGTAGCTGCATAAGATCCAAATGATACTTTTACACTTTGCCCTCTAACCGAACCAAATGCTGAATATAAAGCGTCAACTCCAGGAAGATTACAATTACAATCAGAAAAAATCATACCATTTACAACGACATTTCCTAATCCTTTTCCAAAATGGAAATAATCAATAATATCATCAAAGGTAAGAAAATACTGAATAATTTCTGAAGTCTGTACAGCTAAGCTTGTGTACATTATATAGTTATCATCAGTTACTACATTATCCAAAAAGTCTATTTGTAAAATAGAGCCATCACTTCGGGTAGTGTTAAAAACATCTTGTCCATTAAATGTGTAAAAATAAGCAGCCATATTATTTTACCTGTCCAATAGTAGTAGCTAATGCACCAAGGCTATCAGCGATAGCATTTTTACCTTTACCTGTAATAGTATCTAAAATACTTTGCAGTATATCCGTAGGAGATTTTTCTTCATCCTGTTTAGTGGTTCCATCTGCTTGTAATCTATTATTAGCCGCATCATTAATTTTCTGAGTAACATCATTTAAAGATGACAACTTGGTAACTTCATCATCACTATATAATTGATTACCTTTACTATCTTTAGCACTAGCTACTAAGGTACTTAGACTACCAGCTCCAGCTGCTGCTTTAGACAATTGATCTACTCCTCCATATTGTTTTATTAACCCCTTAATAGTTTGGTCATTAGTTAAGTCTGGAGAAGTCTTTAACATATTATCAAACTCACCCTCAAATGTTTTCTTCCATTGAGTATTAACAGCTTTTACTCTAGGAGCATCAACAGCAGAAGTAATGGATTTAGCTCCAAAATCCCCAAGCTCCCCTGAATTACCCGCGTCAATAACATCTTGATTAATAAGATCAGGATTATTCTGGAAAAATGCCTTAGCATCTTTAGACATTGTAGATTTAGGATTAGTTAATTCCTTATTTAAGGCATCTACAGAATTAATACTACTTCCATTTAAAGCATTATAAGCTTCTTCAATTTGACTCTTAGAGGCTTTTAATTTAAGACCTGAATCTACAAATGCAGTTGATATATCTTGACCTGTAACACCTCTAGCTCCTTTACTTTTATAGTTTCTAGTCAATGTGTCAAAAGCATCTAAAGCTTTACCAGTTAAATCCTGTTGTGATTTAGTAGAGTTAGGTTGGTAATACGAAGCCTTTAAACCTCCGAAAGCCGATTCAATTGAATTATAATCCCCATCTTGAAGTGAATTATAATAATTTTGAAATAATCCTGAACGGTCGTGTGCTAAATCTTTAGACATAGCTGTATCATCTCTAATAGATCGATCACGAATAGAATTTAAAATATTATTACGAGCAGAAGCTCCAGGAATATCATTTAAAATTGAAGATTGAATGACGGGATTATTTGCAAATTCATTAGTTAAACCATAAGCTCCTGCTTTATCTAAATATCCCTCAACATTAGCTATTGGATCAGCTCCTCCATGTAATAAAGCATTTTGTAATCCTGTATATGAAAGCTTAGATCCTTTTAATTGAGATTTAAAAACTGCGGTAGGAATAAAATCTGAATACGCTTGAGCCTTAGCTGCTATCTCTGGATCATTTTTATATCTTCCACCTAATTCAGGACGATCCAAAACTGCTGTAATATTATCACGAGGAATTCCTAAAACATTACCTATACTATTTTGTAATCCAATAACTGAACCGTAAGAACCACCTACTCCCGTTCCTGCGCTTTTATAATAATCAGCAAATATTTTATCAAGTTGAGCAGTAGCTCCTCCACCTTGTTGTTTAGCTAACCCATAAGCTACTGCGGCCATTGTATTAGGTACACTTTGAGCACTAGTTAGTGTAGCTGCGTTTAGCTGGTTATTTATACCTTGAGAACCTCCCATTGCTCTAGAAGCATCTGGACTTAACATCGAATTCAATGCTTGAGCTTTGATGCTATTATCTAGTACAAACTGCATTGTACTACTACCCATGTACGCTAATTCAGGATGTTGAGCAGCAATATCTTGCATACTCTTATTCATATCCACAAGTGTCTTTATATTTTGACCTGTTATTCTGGCTACAGCTGCAACATCCCTACCTAATTTTTCAATCTTATCAGCACTTACTTTACTAGTAAGATCTCCACCATTAGGACCTAATACACTATTAATGGCTCCTACAAGATCACTACCCATACCCATCGCACCGGCAATAGGTCTAAAAGCATCCAAAGCACCTTCAGAATTTTTACCAAATCCTCGATAGGCACTAGATATATTTTGTCTTCCTAACAATTGTAAATTAGCGGCACTTAAAAAGTTACCAGACATTTCTTCTTCAGAAAATCCTCTGGATTGTTGATAATTCATTCCAGCTAAAATTTGAGTACCTACCTTGGGTAAATTACCTGCTGCGGTTGAAAAGTACGCGCCGGGATCAGCTTTAATAAGTTTTTGAAATCCTTCTGCATTAAAAACACCACTACTATCAACAAAGTTATTTTTTGCTAATGCTTGTAAATTGGAAGGTAAATTATTTAAATAATCATTTGAAACCTTAACTTTGGCTGCTGTATCTGAAGCATCTCTAATTTTTTTAATTTCACTTTGTAGATTATTTTTTAAATCATTGTTAATCCAACTATTATTAATATTGTTCATATTAAAATGACTTGGATCAACACCATATACTTTTGCTAAATCTTGATTTCTAGAAAAGAAACTTTGAGCAGAATCTTGAATGTGCTTTTGCTGTTCAAGTATATAATTCGAATCTACTGTTCTCTTATTATACAAGATGCCTTCCATTTGTTTAGACATCTGTTGTATCTGTAAAGGTCCTATTTGGCCCCCAGTCATACCAAAAGCACCTAAAGTAGCGCCATTTAAACCTCCGTAAAGCTGAGATTGGGCTAACATAGGGTTAGACCCAGTTAAAAGCTTTAAAGCTTGTGCTACAGGCCCTGTGGGGTCACCCAACATCAAACCCGCACCCTGCATAAAAGGACTTCTAGGATTAAGTCCTAAATAAGATGAAAAAGCGTTATCAGAAAAAGCATTCTTTTGAACTTGCATGTATTGACGATCTCGTTCTCGTCTTAGATAAGCGTCATAAACAGATTGATCTGCATTAACTTTTAGACGCTGATTAAAGTTACCTAATACCTGCAACAGTCTACCAAACAAGTCATCATTGCTTGTATAACCCCTCAAACCTTGATTTTTGGTATAACTATCGACGCTACTCATTTTTTACTTTTTCTTCAATGGCTACAAAACTACTTTTCTTTTTATCTTTATTAAAAACAGAAACTAAGGACTTAAGACCGGCAGAAACTTCTTTTAACTCTTTATCTGTTAACCCTTTCTTGGTATTTTTAACAGCTTTTACCTTATCTATATTATCATCCTTAACTAAGGAAGGAAATTTAAACCTTTGATAATCCTTGTAAGAATTTTGAGCTAAGTTAAAACCATTTATCTTAAGCTGCATTAACCCTTCAGCCATAGCAGCGTCTCGACCAGTCTTAACGGCACATATATCACTAAGCAGCTGTTGCTCTGCAAGATACATTATTACTTCTTCACGAGAAGTATTCCAAGACGAGCGTTTTTTAAAATCAAGCCAGCCGTTAGAGAACGCTGTCCAAAGTAACCTTATTCGGCGGCTTTCCAAAAATTTGGATCTATTACTGCTCGTTCAAGTTGAAACAACTTGTTTTCAAAAAGCATGAAGGATTTAATAAAAGCAGCTAATTTATAAGTACGCCAATTTTTAAATTTATCAGCCTTAGCTTTTACATAAGTACAATAAGGTTTATCTTTATCAATTTGAAAAGTTGCTTTATCAATATCTTTAGTATCAAAAGGAAAGCCATCAATTGAATCTAACGATAAAGCTAATCTATAAATCATGATAGTTAAAAGATAACTTTCTGTATTATTAGCGACTCCAGATATTTCATCTAGATTAATTTGTTTTAAAACATCATTATTTTGATCTACTGTGATAGAATTAAAAACAACTTTTATTTTTCCATCAAACAATAAAGATTCATCAGAAAAAACAGAGTCAGATATAAATGATTTAAAAAACTGCTCTTTATCTTTTTCTGTAATTTCTGCTTTTACATTATTACTGTCTAAAGAAATTCCTGTAGGATTCGCAAACTGTTCAGGTAATTGAATCTCAGGTTTTTCTTCTTCTTTAACTACTTCTTTTTTAGGTCTGCCCATATGTTTATGTTATTTTGTATATTGGATAATTAGCTAAAGTATCTGTTGATAATAGTTTAGCTGTTGGTAATCCGTCTGTTTTCTCTGCTAAATCTAAACCATCAGGAGTTTTTTGTAAATTAGTAAATCCAGAAGTATTGATATAAATTGAATCAAATAAATCCGATCCTGGATAAGGATATGAATCATTTACACTTTTCTCCGTCCAAGGAGTATATAACCCAGTACTTGCAAAAGCATCTTGTTGCTGAGCAATAGTTTGAGGAATAGGGTCCGTTGTACCTTTAATTTTACCGTAAGCAGCTGTAGATAAGAACTTAAACTTTAGTTTGGTAAAATCATCCTTAGTATTAAATGAATCTACGTCTTGTAAAACATTAGTAGAAATAAGAGTACTAGCTGGTGCAACTAATGATGGAATATCTAAAGCTCCTTTAATAGGATCTACATAAGGGTCATTAGGAATATAAGAAAATCCCATCCATTCTCCTTTCTGACCGAATGCTGTAGAACCTGCTCCACCTACAGCACAAAAACCAGAAGACGCTAGAATTGCTGAACCAACTGAATATAATCCTAATAAAGTCTCAGCAGCTATTTCAATAGTGTTATTAGAACTTATTTGTATTAACGATCCTTGTTCTTGAAGAAGGTTATCAGATTTTAAAACCAAATTATTAGCTGCATATTGTAAAATATCTGTAGTGGCATAGTTATAAATACCTAAAGTTGATTTAAAGACAATACCTCCAACATTTTCAATGGCTCCACTATTTCCTTTAGGAGTTCCTATAGAAGGAGTATTACCATTAGCTTGAAAAATAAGACCTGAATTATCAGAATAAAAATATTGAGCTAAGTCAGACTTAAATCTGATTCCCCCGGTAGTAGAAGATAAATCTATATCATTATTCGAAGCAATCGATACAAATTGCCCAATTTTACCAATAAGATTTCTTAAAGGTTGTAGGATTAAATCTTTAGCAGGTTGTATATAGATATTTCCGCCTTCAGAAACAATAGCTGAACCCCATGCATCTTTTAACAAAAATCCACCATTAGGCATTAAATAAAAACCTGATAATCTAAGAGTATAAGCTGCTTGATTTTTAGCTGGTGTTTGAGGATCTACGTTACCGATATTATTAATAGGAGATTCTTTAGTGATATCTTCGTTAATAGCAAAATCTTTTTCATGTTGATTAATATTACTATAATTCAAAGTCTGCATTGTATACGCGACATAATCACGTAACTGCAAGAAATACATGAAAGGATTACCCTGCACAGTAAATGAATTATCAAATTCAAATTCTTTTTTTACAGGATAAGTAATATTTGAAGCATCGTCTCCCGTAGGATCTTCAGGAGTTCGAATACGTTGAGGAACTCTAATCCAATTTACTTTTTCAATAAACACATCTTTAATCGTTCTAAAATGTGTTCCACCATCTGTACCTAAATGAAAATTAAAAGCCCCTAAATCAGGAGTTTTTGGAAGTGTTCCATCTAAATCAGGTATATTAGTTTTATCAGGAATAGTTAAAAAAACGTTAATGAAATCACCTAATCTACCAAGATAGCTTTTAAATCTTTCTATGGCTTTAACTCGTTCATTAGTTGTCTGGGTATAAAAATCTATAGAATCATCAGCTGTATTAATTCCTGGTTCTGTAAATGGTTTTACTGCTACATCCTGTGTACGAATAGGAAAACCGTAAGTTTCTTGAGGAATGTGCGTAGCTGCAAATTCAGCTAATAACGCTTTACCATCATGGTATATATTATAATCCCCTAAAGCTGTCATATGTTGGAAATTATGGCTTATAATACGCACCAGATCGTCTAGGAGGTGACATTGCACCTGCGCCAGCTCTGACCCCTTAAGATGCGCCATATGCTGAAATAACGCCATCATAACGCCAAATTCATTAGCTACAACGTGATCTGCGTCGTTAACGTCAGTAGGACGACGCATGTTTTGAAAAAGAGCTTTTCCTACATCTGTACCATATCCTTGTAGATTTCCAGAATCTACGATAGAATCACCTTGCCCTATATGACTTCGACCAGGGTAGTCTATATAACCTAAATCCGTATTAGGAGTAGCTCCAATTATGAAACATTGTGTAAACGTATTTTTATAGCACAAGACAGTCATTCCCGGTTGGGGAAGATAACAGGATTTAAAACCGAATAAATTAGCAAAACAAGAAGATAGTGGAATAGCTTGAAATCTTGTAGAAGATGTAGCTTCATTATTAATTGGGCATACAACTACATTATAAGTTATAGGGTCTGAAGATTCTACAACAGCAGTAAATAATCCACTAAACTCTTTAGCTTTGTCGGATATCTTGGCGTTATCAAGCTTTGACATTTAACCAATGTAATCCCTTTTCAGGAATTTACAATATTAGATTTAAGCTAAGCTTAACTGTAAGAACTCGATAGTAACAGAATCGATAACTGTCTTACCTTCAGCTTCACCAGCTAGTGAATATTGCGAAACAACACAACCGGAAGCAAGAACAGAAATACCAGCTCCACCATCGCAAGAGCCAAAGGATACTGTAATAGAACCTGGATTACAAACATTCCAACCTGGACGAGAGAAAAGAGTTGTTGCATCATCAGTAAGTAAACGAGCAATGTTAATAGAACCTGCAGGCTGACCAGCATAAATAACAGCTTTCTGATTACCTATTGTACGTCTACGAGTAATTGGCTGAGCTACACCTATAGAAATATTAGTAGCATCAGTAACAATTCCACCCCAATTTAATATACCATTGTCTGCGGTAATAGGGGCTTCGATTGATTGTTGATTTTGGCCGAAAACGTCTGTACTCATGAAAGTGTTCCTTTATTGTTATTTAATACTACTAAAATCTTTATAGTTATAGAAGCTAATTCTAATTTATTTTAATCCTAGTTGCCTAACTACCTCATCAAAATTCTTATCTTCTCCTCTAGTAAGACGTATATAGCCATTCCTACTAGGTAAAAATTTAAAAAGTACCGCAGGTTCTCCGTCTTCAGTATCAATCAACATAGACTGTGCATCTTTTGTTGAAAAAAGAACAGGATTTTTAAAATCTCCTCCTATTACAACGTGCATAATTCGCTAGCTTGTTTATTAATGTTTATTAAATGACTAATAGTATCTAAATCTTCAACATCATAATCCAATTCATCATCAGAATATTTTTCTAAAGTTTCTTGTATATAAGGCGTATGGCAAGCATATTTCCACAAGGATAATAGATCAAAATCACTTAATCCATTATCCGTTGCGGATTTAATAAAACCTGCAATAAAGGCATCCTTATTCATTAACTTTATGCTGTTGTCGCAGATACTGTAACTGTCTGACCTACAACAAGATTAAGATTAATAATATTAAGAGGATAACCAACAACAAGCTGAACTACGATATTAACTTTATCAAGGAACGTAGCATCTTGGGCTATAGATACAACCTGAGAACCAGGAAGTAATTGAGGACCAGCGGGAGTATCTTGATTAAGTGTTTGTAGAGTAATTAATAGCGCGTTGAGGGAATCCTTCATCAAACGTAAGGTAAATGAATTAATGTTATATTTACCAACATAAGGCTGTAAATTAGCCTTCATTTGATAACTAACACTATCAACATTACGAGTAATTGAATCTTCTGCAGAATTTAGATTTCCAGAAGCTTCCGCAGTTGTTAATTGCTGGCGAATATATGGAGTAGCCCCAATTGCAGTCTGAGTTAAAATAAATGCACCATTCTCAGCTAAAGTATTAAGATTAGCATAATTGAAGTTTGTCAATGTTTCAGAAAGATCATCACATCCTAAAACTGTAGCGTTTGTTAATCCTTGATTAGCAGGAACACCTGATGCTAATCCTGCAACTTGAGCAGCTATTAAATATCCAGGTGTAACAACGCCAGCAGACTTTGCGGTATCAGGAACAATAACTCTGACACGCCTATCATTATAAGCTCCAATTAAAGCACCTAAATTAGCTGCTTGTTCAGAAGAAGTATAATTACGTTGTAATTGGAATTTAGTACCTACTGAGATAGGACCAGCAAGACCTACTGTAGTAACAAGTGAACTATTAGTTCTAACTTCTGCAACAGGAATTGAAGTGTAAGAAACAGTACCATTAGGATTAGAGATAAAGTTAATAAATACATTATCTCCTGGTCTAACTCCGTCAGTTACAAATGAAGCACCAACAACACTGAATAATGAATAAGTAGTCGTAGGATTTTCTGGATCAGCAGCTACAGTAGCTAACCAATTACTGTTATTAGGCTGTTCATTATAAAGAAGTTTAGATGAAACATTAGGAATAGATATCCAAGCGATTCTCCAATTACCAACAGTTGAAGAACTTTGGGCATCTGCAAAAGCTACAACAGCTTCCTGAACAGTAGGATCAAAAGTCATTGGAACTAAACTATAACCTTGGCTTGCTCCACTTGTACCTGCAAGAATACCAAGTGCAGTATTAAATCCAGTAAGATCATTGCTAGCAACACTAATATAGCTTACTGAAGCACCTGCACTATTTAATAATGCATAGTAGCACCCTTGAGCTATTGGGTTAGCAGGATCAATAGTACCGACAACAGCAGTAATCTGGCTAGAATCAGTAAATGTTCCTACTGAAGTTGAATTAGTTGGAACTAATGCACGATAAGTAACGAAAAGATTACCGGCAGTTATTGGTAACGCAACTGGAACTCCCCCAGCGACTAATAGAGGATCACTTGTTGTAATACCTGAATTAATTGTAATACCTGTAGTAGTTGGAGCATAATTTAAAGTACCATCAACGACAGAAGCAATAGGATTAACTAAATAACCTTGTTGAACTTCAGAAAGAACTACTGTAAATGTAGAAGCACTAGCAATACTAGCCGCAGGTAAGTTATCTGCAAAAACCAAACTCTTAACTGCCCCTAGTAAAGGAGCGTTAGCTGGAATATAGTATTTATCACCTAAGATAAATCCACCATTGTTAGATCCAGCTGCAAAAGCACCAGTAACTCCTAGTGTGCCAACTTGGAAAACTGTAGAAGCAATAGGTTGAACATTAGGTGAATTATCTACATTTGATGATGTAACGCTAAGAATTGCTGCAGTGGAGGCATTAGAACCATTAGAAGCTAATAATGGCCCACCACGAACAACAGTAAGAGTATAAACTATATTACTAGCACCAGTATATGTTCCAGCACCAGTAGGCTTAACTTGAGCAACTGTGGCACTAACTGCTAGTGTCCAAGCATTACCAACAATAAATGTACCTGAGCCAGTTACTGTAAAGTTAACTACGTTGTTACCATTATTATCAATTGGCAATGTACCTGACGAAATTGTTACACCAGTAACAGGAGTAAATGCTCCTGCAGCTGAACTAACTGTAAATACAGCGGCTCCTAATAATCCACCAGTTGTACAAGTGACTGTGTAGGTATCACTTAGAATTCTTTGAGTATTATATCCAACATAAGCCGTACCTGATTTAGCTACTATTGTAAGACTTCCAGGAGCTGATCCAGGACCTGAATAAGTTGGACTACCAATAACTGAGGTGTTAATAGCTGCGTTAGCAGGATCATTATAAGTTCCACCAACTGTATAAGTTAACCCTGTAGCACCTGAAGCAATTGAGCTACTTAAAGTAATCGAAGAAGGACTGTTATAAGCAACAATCTTGAAAGCACCTATTGTATTAATGGTAATAAAATTATTAACCATAGCTGCAGTAAATGGAGCCGTAACTGATGTAAATATGGGAGAACTAGATGTAGTTACACCATCGGTAGCAGTTGCTAAAACTGGGGCGACAACTGAAGCTAATCCACTGTTCTGTGCAACTGTATCTGCGACTAAACCTGTAACCTTAGTAGTTAATGTATTACCTAAGTTATCAGTAATAACGGCAACGTCTCCAACTTGAACATCTCTATTTGAAAGATACGAAGAACGGTTGAAACCATTTAAAGTTTGGGCAACAGTTCCTGAACCATTGGTAAATCTTAAACGATTAGGATAAGGACTACCACTAGGAGCAGTTACCAAAGCTGCTGCGGCATTTCCACTATTGCTGCTTAAACCAGTATTAGGAAGATATTGAGCTAAAACATTATCAATATTTAAAGCTACAAATGAGGTATCTACTGTAGTACCTACAGGCTGATTAGGATAAGCATAAGTAACATCAGTTTCGTATTGATATTCATTTCCTAAAGAAGGAGTTGTAGGATTAACAACTGCGGTGCTAGCTTTTTCAGCTGCTACTAAATATCTAAATAAATCATATTGCGCTCCAATAACAAGAGCATTAAGAATTGGGGTACTGTCAGTAGGAGTCTGTAAAAAAGTCTGACTGACGTAAACATTTGGTGGTGTGTAAGAGGATAAAGCCATAATTTGTAATTTCCTAATCGATTCTCTTAATAATAATGGGTTACTGTATAATTTGCAATGCCTTATTTACTATTGATTTAATAAGGGAGAATAGTTTGTTAAATTGAGAAAAACTGTTTTACTAATCGTTTTAAGTTTTAAGTGATCGCCTATGATTAAAGTGTTCGAATCAAACGTGACATCTATGGGGATAATTACAATATAATAATCCTTACATTCTTTATATTCTTGAGGTTTAGTAATCGCAGCCATACGAAACCATCTAAACTTAAAATCGTTCTTTATTTGATGTTCGAATTGTAAAAGAGGTTTAGCTGTCCATTCAGCTATTTGTTCTGCAAGTCCTACAGGAGAAGCAATGCAGGCAATATTACATCTCATTGAAGAAATGTGTAATTTAGTTTCTTCACTGTTAATAGGATTAATCTTAGTACGTTGCCCTATTACGGGAGAAGTATAACTAGCATCGCCACGAGCTACAATTATGGATGGGCGCATGTTCAAAGGATTTGGAGCCCACTCTAATTCCATTCCTATAAATACATTTGAATCATTTGCTGTTAGATTAATAGCATTAGCTTTATATCTTTGATTAAAACCATAACCAGAAAGAGCAGGATCATCGTTTAACCAGTGTGTAGTAACTATTTCTTTTATAATTCTTTGTACATTGTAAGGAGTTAAATAAAGAGTAGCCTTAGGAGTATCCAACGCCTCTCTTTCCATTGGAGACTGGTAAGGGAGAGGTAATTCAATAGGCATATTAAAAACACTCCACTAATAAATTTTTTTCCTGCATTTGTTCATCAACCCATTCCATAATAGTTTGTCCCATTTCTATTTCATTAGCTCTAATATTACACCAACTTTTAAATCGTGGATCATTAGCTAACTTTGTAAATGCTTGTTCCTTATTTCTATGTTGTTCACGATGATCTTGGCAATATTTTGATACACCTGAAGATTCGTGTGTAATTCTACAAGCACTGGATGTTTTTTGTTTGTGCTGCCCACCATTTCCAGAGCCTCTCAAATATTCAATTTTAAAATCTTTTTTTGTTAATTTAAAAATAGGTTTATTCATTAAACTCCAGGTTGCTGATCCAATGGAAGCTGTGAAATTTGATAACTTGGAACAGGAATTTGATAAACTGTATCGGAAGTTGGAAGCAGTTGCAAACTAAGTTTTTGAACTAGTTGGATAGATGTTCCTGGAAAATAAACTCCTTGAGGAGAAGGGTCATCTGCCACATTATATCGTTCTCCTGTTTGAGCATTGACAATAACGTCTCGTGAATCCACAAAAGGAAAACCTAGAGTTCTAACCATAACACTTAAACTTTCCTTAACACCTTGTCCATCAGGTGATTGTGTCTTTCCTCTAATTGATTGCTCTTTCCTAAATACCATAGGTACTGGAGCAAAATAACCACCAGTTATACCTACTCCATAACCTCCTATATTATCTGTAAGTACTGCACCAGAAATAGGGTCAACACTACTTAAGTCTATTTGACCATAAACTTTTCTTTTTAATAGATAACCTTGCCATCCTGCAAATTTACTAGAGAGCAATGCTTCTTTACGAATAATATCAGAAGCCATTCTATATTTTCTTTTAGTAGTAGGAGTCGAATCAAAAGAAAGTATTTCAGAATAATAAATGTTATTACTTCCTGTAGTTAATTTAACTCTGTAAAGTAAATCTCTAGACCAATTTTGTTTAATTCCTGTGTCATCTATAGCAAAAAAAGAATCACCTGCATTAATAGTATAAATTATTTCTGAAAAATCAAAAGTAGATGAAGCTTCTACTTGAAAATTATAAGGAGGTATATCAACAAAGCCTTGAGCTATTCGCCACTGTAATTGATGCCCAGTGGAAAAATTAAGTCTAACAGTAAAGTTACTAAATACAGGTGAAGGCATGTTATAAGTATCGCGCTATTTGATTAGCAAAGGCAACTGAAAAACCTCTAGCTTGATAATAAGATGAATGTTTATAAATATTATAAAATGGTTTAAATCGTTGGTCAGCTATTACTTTAGGTAACGCATTTATTATTGAAGAAGGATCTTTTTTTCCTGGAGCTATATACCCTCTTAAGATCTGTGCAATCTTCTTAAATCCTTTAAGCCTAAATAAAAAATCAGCTGCCTTGGTAGGGTTAGATAAATTTTTTAATACTTCTACAATACTAGTCATAGGCTAAGGAAAAGCTATTCGACCCCAATCAGAACCTTTTCTACCATAACACTGAGATAAATTTTGATTAGTTTTAAGATTAGTAACCATATTTACATGTTCATCCCAAAGTTCTTTACCTAATGCTTTAAATATTTCAGCTTTATCTTTATCATTAATTTGAACACCGTTTTCTGAATAAGTTAAATTATTTGAAGCTTCATTAATAGATGCTGAACTTAACAAGTAACCAGCTACTCCCCTAATTAATAAATATCTAGAAGGATAAGACTCAGCACTTACCCAAACATTACTAGGAGGATTTGTTATATTATAAAAATCGCAAACAGATAAAATAGCTTCATTAATCATTTCATCTGACCAACGACAACCATCAACAAGTGAGTTAAATTGTGGTTTGTCCTGAAGGAATAGACGAATTTTATCATTGGTAACTATAGATTGAGCCATATCCTAATAGTACCAGTTATAACTATGTTTTACAACTAACCAATAATCTTTCTTAAATTCTGAATAATTATTCTAATAAAACTTTTAACAGGTTTATTTTTAAACCTTTCTATAGGCCAACCAAATTTATCCTTTAAATACCAAGGGTAGTCTGTATTTTCCATTAAAACCAACTTCCTCTTAATTGATAAATCAAATCCAGATAGTCATTATAATTTGGGGCATTTGCTAATTTTATTAAATAGTTTTCAGCCATATAATAAAATTCCTTATCTCGTCCATTGGGTTTACCTGCTCCTTCCCATAAATAATAAGCTAGAATTTTAGTATCAGATTCTATTGGTCTTGATGACCCTGGCACAATATGGCAATAATTATTGTTTATCATTTGTTCCTCCAACTGGTCTATCTAATATGTCTTCAATTTTAATTTCTTCAAAGTCTACAAGCTCATCTAATATACTTAAATTTTTTAATTTATCAACCCAATGTGCAGGTCCGGTAACAACAGGAGTAGCATAGTTACTTCTAACACTTATTCTAACAGCCTCCTGTTCTTTTCTAGATAAATCAAAATACTGATTCCAAAAATTATCAAGCATTACAATACAATCTATATATTGCAATTTCAAATCCAATAACGTAGCTCCTAAATTATTTTCATTTTCTTTTAAAGAAAAAGTGACATCAGAAATTGCTCCCCATGTAGGTAACGCTAAAGCTGCTTGTTTAAGCTTAATTTTTTCCATATTAGCACCCATAACATCATTTACGATTCCCTTGTTCAACTGAGGAAATAAAATCTGCTGCTTTTTCATTTAATACCTCATCAGAAATTTTACTTTCTTCTCTAAGGTATTCAATCCATTCTGGTGTATAAATAACTGCATATTCGCTATCTTGCTCTTTAACAATTTCTACAAATTCTTTAAACATCTTTTCCTGCTCATGAGCATAAGGAACAAATGTTTCAGTAGCATCTGCTCCAGAAAACATACTAGGAGTATGCCCACAAATGTCTGTGGTTTTATTAATCATTTCTTCATACTTTGTCATATTTTTTTACCTTTCATTATACCTGCTTTATAAGCTGCGTGTATTACATCGTCTATACCAAAAAATCCACCTAGTTCAGGATCATTTGGATAGATAGGACAAGCACAACCTCTAAAATAATAAGAAGTTTGTCCTCCCTCTTTTAAAGTTACTACACCAATTTGATTCAATTGTTCTGTAGTTAAAACTTTAAAGCCTAACATGCTGGTCTATCCATCCAATCTGGAAAACAATGCTTACCTACGATATCTACCATAATATATTCTTCATCACATCTAGCCTTATCTTTAGGATTAGTATTTTCATACTTAATAGCATTACAATCTGGAAGTACTTCAACTTCTAATTGATTTCGTAAATTACCCGATAAATCATGTTGAGAAATAAGATACTTATTCTCTCCAATTTTTCTAAATGTATTCATATTTATTTACTTTCCCAATAGTATTTAAGTGCAACTTGGGTACATAGTTCCTGAAATTGTGCTGGTGTATAACCATCGCCTTTTTCTACTAAATTGTCAACCTCATGACTACAATCTTCTAATATTCTTTTAGCCATATTTAATCTAGATTGCTTTGTCATCTTTTTTAATTCAATGATCTTATCTAATCTCCCCGGTCTACTACTCATTCCATTCTCTGCAAAATTACCCATTGCAGGGTCTATTTTAGTAATATCGTTAGTTGTAACTATTGTAAGTACCCCATCACTATTTGAAACACCACTGATACAATTAAGCAAACAATCGAAAGTAATACCATCTTTCCCTTGAACATTATTTCTACCGTGAAATACGCCGTCTAAGTCTTCGAATAAGGCGATTACAGGGGCATTACCCATCATGCTCTCCCATTCTCTATTTAGATCCTCATTAGTCATCGTGGCGAGATCATAGATATAAATAGGCATGTCTAATACTTGGCCTAACGCTCTAGTCATCGCCGTTTTTCCTGTTCCTGGAATTCCAAATAATAATATACCTAAGCGATAAGGTATAGACTTTTTTCTAAACCAATCTGCAGAGTTTTTCCACCTTTTAATTTCTTCTATATACTTATCTACTTCTGGAGGAAACTCTAGCGTTTCAAAAGGCTTATCAGCTATATCTTCTCCTATATCATCTTTATTCCATTTTAATATACGTGAACCAGATTCTAATAAAACATCTCTACCTGACGAAGATGTACGCGCTTTGGGAATGTCTATTCCCGGTTGAGTAACATTTCCATTTCTTAATGATTGTCTAGTACCTACTACCTTTCGTACAAAGAATCTTTTATACTCTTTAACTTCCAATTTAGCAATATTTCTATCATTGTATAAATCAATAGCTTCTATTAATAATTCATCAAACTTAAATGTTCCTCTAAAAAAACTATAATTACCACGAATAAAAATAGTTTCTAATCCTGGATCTGAACCTCCGGTAGTAGGGCTATTATTATTAGAAGATTGAGCCCCGTTGTTGTTTACAAAGATAGGTGTCCAACCTCTCCAAAAAATAGTTAGCCCCTTTCCTATAATTTCAAATCCTACTATTATAAATTTACTAATAGGACGTACATGAAAAAGTCTTCCTAAGTAAGCTCTATCTCCCACATGTCTCCTATTAAATTTTTCCCATAACAATAGTTGCATAGAATAATTTAAATACCCTTCCAATTCTACACTAACAATAATATAAGAACGTAACCTATTGATAGCCCCTTGTATATAAGACCAACCTGTAGCCAATACTGTACCGATTGCTGCGAATCCAAAATAATTCATCAAAGAAGCTACTATGTTTAGTAACTATGTCAAATACCTAATAGCTAAAAAAAAAGGGATAGAACCTTTTATTTTTATACCAACGTGTTTCTGAAGATAAGCAGCTTATCGTGCAACAACTTATTCTCTGCTAATCGAACGTTATTAACACTAATTGATTCCTTTTTTAATTCTTCGGCTAATGAACTTGAAGAGCATAGTCTGATATTATCTCGTAAGTAATCATCGCTCGAATTTAAAGCAGATAACAAAATCTCTACATCATTTAAACTCATTTCAAAAGGAAGAGATTTAGCATGATCGTGTTTCATATTCCACTCTTTAAGAACCTTATCATATACGTAAATCTTACCTGACAAGGTAAGGATACATACATTATCTGCCTGATCCCAATAGGTAGCACCTATTTCTTCTCCTTTTACTTGATCAACAAAAGCATCGTGTTGTTCCACACCCAAAAGAATTGATTTTTTGTATTCGTGATTCATAAGTTAATGTCCTTTAACTTATTATACCAATTAATTACCCCATTTTAGGGGAGGGGTTAATTTAACCAATAATCACTACAACTAACACAGTAGATATAAGAATATGGTCTATTAAAGTTCCCCGGCCTAAAGGCACGGGGATTTAGCCGAGTCCTTCACCAACGCCAAATCGCCATGCAGAACGCACGATTCAGAGTTAATATCGACAGACCCGTTGCTTGTGCGGGCTTTAAGGCTCCGCGTCCCCGCAGCGTTGCACGCTATGGAGACAGACCGCGCCCGAATGTTTTTCGAGGCTTGAAGGTCGGCATCGTCTTTGTGGCCGCACTTCTGACAGCAGAAGCGCAAGCCTTTCCGGTTCGATGCCGAGACATGGCCGCAGGCGCTACACCCACGGCTTGTGTTGCGAGGGCTAACCGCCTCCAATTCTATGCCGACAGCCGCAGCCTTATAGGCGATCTTGAATCGCATATCGGCATATGGCCAGCGATGGACTTTGGAACGGAGGTCTTTCCCCTTACTCAGCGAACTGTCTCGGATATTGCTGAGTTCTTCTACAACGATGCGCCTTGCTCCAACCTCAACCGCGTAGCTGACCAGTGCCTTACTTGCCGTGTGGAGCAAGTGCGCGGTTACGGCAGCCTCATGCCCGGACATCCTTCGCAGGAGCCTCCGGGCACTTCTGGTGCCAACCGACTGGACAGCGGCGCGGGTGCGCCGGATGCAAGAACGACGGTGATTCAACACCCCGCCGTGGAAGAAAAATGGTTTGGCGTTCACCGAGTTCGTGGCGACCAACATCCGTTTGATGCCGAAATCGCAGCCAACGATACAACCTTCGGTCTTCGGCTCGGCGATCTCAACTTCGTGAGCCAAGCAGAGGAACCACTGTTTGCCAATTCGCTTGATTTTGGAATCTTTCCATGCGCCTTCTGGCAGTTGACGAGAATCGCTGACAGTCAGGAGTTCACCCCAAAGTGTGATGCCTTTATTGGTGCGGTTGAAGTCCCGCTTCCACACCGTCGGGATGACGGCACGGGAAAACTTCGCAAGCCTCCAACGCTTGTTCGCCTTGGCGGTCTTGTAGGTAGCGCAGACGGTTTTGCAGAGGGAGCAGGCAAGTTGGGAAGGCAGTCCCATTTCTCGGAGATTGGCATAGTGGGCTTTTGCCAGCCGATTCGAGTTCAATTCCTCAGTCTTGAAGGCAATCGCCGAAAGCCAGTTTGCGGCTTTCAGCCAAACAGTAAGCAGGCCGTCAGCTTTTGTGCTGCCGGAAATCTTGAGCTTGACTGTGTGGATTGCTTTCACTACATTGAAGACTACTACCAAGAAAAAACAATGTCAACCGAATTGCGAAGGAATAATCACAGCGTTTCCAGATTGCTCGTGCATCTGGTTTTCGTCGTGAACGAGACGCTCAAACTCTACGTCCAGTCACAACAAACCAAAGCCGCCCTAAAGGGCGGGGTTTCAACCCACAAATTTTGATGAACAAGTCGTTTTCTTCAATCATGTTTTTACAAATTAAACATGGATAAGGAGGGTAAGGTAACTCAGGCTGTAAGGGAAATCCTTGTAGTTTACGATTCGCTATTATTACCCCTAGTCTGTCGGAAGCCTTCATAATTTTGATTTTAAGCTCTCCATACCCATCTCTTTTTACCACAATCCCAAATCTTGTACAATCCTCTTTGATTAGCCCATTGCTCTTCTGTTAAATTAATTGGGCAATTTACTCTATTTTTTCTTTGAGATTGTTTAGAAACTCTAATATGGTTTTTTAAATCAGCGTAATCATAATCTATATCCATTTCTTTCTCTAAAGTAAAACCTAATGACTTATATACGTGTCCTTGACTCCATCTATTATCACTCCAACTCCAAATTTCATTACATTTATACTGTTCTCGAAGAAATTTAAATAATCTAGAAGCTCCCCCTACTACTGTATAGTTAGATTTAAAACATAATCTATCTAGCCAGATTTTAGTGTCTGTAATGTCAAAAGGATGCCTACCAAAGCTCATTACTCCTATTAACTCATTATTATAAAATAGACCGGCAAAATACTTACCAAGAGAATTTGCTCCTTGGATATGATATAACTCAATAAATTTATTAGCTTCCTGAACTTCAATTTCTCGTACTTCGCATTTACGAGCATAAAGTCTATTTTCATTCTTATTTAAAACAGATCTTAAAAAACCTTTTACTTGGTCTTTTCTTTCTAACCATTCATCTTCAAAAATAGTAATTAATCTTACTCCTTTAGCTTCACATCCTAGTCTTTTATTGTTGCGACTAGTCTTATTTTTATTGAATAAATTAGAATGCCATCTCAATCCATTATATTCTATACCTAAGTTTATGGATTCCTCATAAAAATCTATTTCATATCCTGATAATATTTTAAAATCAGAATTAAAATTAAAACCAAAAGAATTAAGCCAATCCTGAATAATCGCTTCTTCTTTCCCATATCCACTAACCCATGCCGAACCATATGTAGCGAATCTAGTTGTTATTTTCTGCTCACGGATTATAGCTGAATCTTTAATAATACTATTTCTTTTTAAAATACCTTGTATATTTTCTCTAGAATAACCTATTTCATTTTTATGCTTACTAGCTATTTGGTCAGCTGTTAAATTAAGAACCAAATATTCGTATCTAATAACCTCTATATTTGTTTTAGATTCTTTATAAAGAATAAGCTCATTGGGCCTTTTTATACCTAAACTAGAAGCATGTTGTTTAACATTCGTGTATTTTGTATTATAAATTTGCGTTAACTCTTCTTTAGACTTAGTTAGATAGTTGTTTTCAAATTCCTTATCATCTCCAAATTCTGTTAACTTTCGTCTATCTACATCATATTTATCTAAAATTCTATACAACGATGTTTGAGATATATTATATTTTAAGAGTACATCTCTATAAGATAGATTTTTAAAATCTTCTACAATTACTAACTCATTTACTTTCAACGCTTTTTTATTTAAACCTAATTTTGAAGCCTTTAATTTAATGCTATGCCAAAGTCTTCCAGGTAATAAATTACAAATATCTTCTTTAGTTAATTTACAATAGCTATTAACTAATATTTCTACTTCTTCGTTTGACCAAGTTTTACACATAAATCAATTATACAAAACACATTTTAAATTTTTTAGCGGGCACATATTCATAAGTTAAACCACCTATCTATACTCTATTATACCAGTTTAACAACTAACTTTTTAATAGGGGGCTAAATAAACAAAAAACCCTGAGAAATTAATCTCAGGGTCTTAAGTACTTTAATTAGCTAATTATTTATTAACCATTAAAATCCCACAAGCATGCACCTTTAACATTACCAATTGATATACCCAACTCAAGGTATTGAAAGAAAGACAACCACCATGCCTTATTTTCCATGTACGCCGTTAACGGCTGTAGTCTGAAGTACTTCCCAAGGAACTCTTCAGAACTGAAGGCGTATATTTGACCATCTGGAACAAGTTGGTTCTTGATAGTATAGATTGCTTTGACACCGTTAAGAGTCTTGCAAGGAACACCATTTTCGAACATTTGCTGAGATAGATCACCACCTGCTTCATCACGACCAAATTTGATGAAGTCCTGAGCAGTAGAGGTATTCATGAGCATAATACCCTTTGAAGAACCACCATCAGGCTGCATAGGACCGAAGGGAACTTTAAGTCTAGTGATAGACTTGAAGGCTTCAGCTAGGTTATCACGAGTAAGACCAGGGAACTGGATATACTGAGGTAAACCTAAGCCATTAAGTGGGTTAGGGGTATTGAGCGCGCCAATAACCGCGTTAATCTTATTCATGAATCGTGAATCTACTTCAGTACCTAAGTCTTTAGTAGAAATTTCAAGAAGGATCTGGCGAATATCATAATCGTAAGTACGAAGTTTGCTGATATCTTTCTTGAAGTTAGGAGTCATGGTACGAGCGAAGAAGACAGGATAACGAGTACCTTTGAATACGAAACCATCAGGAGTGTTACCGTAAGGGACAGTTACTGCAGGAGCAACGTCTGGTTCACGATCACACCACTTAACGATAACTTCAGGGTCTTGAGCCTTGTCGAGTTCGTCATTGGCAATATCGATAGGAGTGATTACTTTTTCAGCAAAGCTGTCTTCACGTAAGATATTACGTGTATAAGCCATAGCCGAAGCTTCTGCTTCTTTAACATTACCATTTAATACCTGATCAATGAACTGATCATTGAAGGGTTTAATTTGTTCTTTAGAGAGTTTTTCCATATATTTATATAATGTTAATAGTTTAAGCAGATCCTAGTTTAACTTGTAGAACTTGAATTGGTCCTTGGATAGCAACCGAAGTGCCTCCACCTACGATACTTCCAGATGAGCTAGTAGCAGTTGTGGCAACGCCTGGGAAAGCACGTACACCATAAACTCTACCAACAACAAGGTCAGTAGAACCAGCGGCAACGAGTACACCAGATGAATTAACTGTTACTTTACTACCAACTGGGAAGTTAGCAGCTGTAATAGCAGATTGTCCACCAGATACCTGATCAGTTTCAATAACTGTATTGCCGTCTAAGCCGATAGCAGCTATTTTACCTGATTCGAGAACGTCGCCATCAGTATCGTTGTTAAGTGAGAAACCGAGTAAATCCTGATTGGAAGAAGCTACTGGGGTTGTGGTAGAAGATCCCAAGAGGATGTTGCTTGTAGTGGGGTCAAGACGAACAGCACTTCCTGCGAAGATAGTACCAGAGGTAGCTACCCCCCCACGGAAATCTGTCTGAGCAAGCGTATAAGCTTGGCCTTTCAAAAATGAAATCATATATTTTTCCTTAGTTTAGTTTGAGTATTTTAAATTGTTTCTTTTGCTACTCAGAGAAAACCCGATCAAGGTGTTTACCATCTGCTTCGCTGATTAAGATAAGTATTAATTTATCTATATGTTTATTATTATAAATATTTAACTAAACGTCAACATTATTTATTAAATTATTTTCTACCCAAGTATATACAGCTTCAGCTGCTTCTTCATTATTTTTATCATTAACTAAGTATTCATGATTAGGAAGTAGGTTAACATTAAAGTTTTTCATTGTAGAAATAGTATGTAATTTATGAAAACCAAAACTACCTTTGTATGATTCAGATTCTACAGCAAATGTAGAAGCAAGTTCATAAGGAGCTATTTTAATTCCTTTATTAATTAATTCTTGTTTTCTGCTTCTATTAAAATCTGAATCATTTTCTCGTAATAATATTTGGTCACTTGGATGACAAGCTTCCAATGTGGGGTCAAATTTTAAATCCTTCACAGCTTTAAAAAAATTCTTACTATAAAAACAAAAACCAAGATTGCCTACTTGATTATTAGGCAACCAATTCCAAGGAGAACCAATTACATCATATTTAAAAAATTCATCAGTCCAAGCGTAAGGATTAACAATATACCCATCAGGATGAATTTGAAGTATATGTTCAGTAAAATGCTCCAAATAATTTGAAAATTGAGTTAACCCCCAAATACACATATCTTGCCAATGCTCAAATTTAGGAATTTTTACAAATGTAAAATTATTCATACCTAAAGATGAAGGTGGTAATTCATTACTAAAATAAACAACTTTATCTACATCTACCCGATTATAAGAATGTTTAAGTGCCTGCAAGGTATCAGTATGATTAATAGTAGCTACAGCATATAATGTAGTATTAGGCAATTTAGGTTTAACAGGGCTATCCTCTAGTAAAGCCAATTTTGTATAAAATCTAGGTATAGCGTCTTTTTCGAAACCGAGTTCATAAGAGTTATGAAGATTTATTGTTTCTTGATGATCGTGATAGTTATATCCTTCTTCTAACTTAATCATCTTGTTATAAATTTTAGATATAACCTGAACTTCATAATTCTCTTTTTGAAGATAATAGTTAAGCATTGTTTGTTCAGCTAAACAGATATCTTCTTTCCTATGGCTCCATACTTTCTCAAACAATTGAAAATGCTCTGGTGAATACATATATAAGCCAGCATTCAAATATTTACTAGAATCGATGTCATGCATCCAAGACACATTTTGGACAAAATCTGTATCTGTTCTATCTAAACATGCAGTGAAGGTTTGTTTTCCGTTATTAAATATTTCTAAAGGATTCCACTTTTTTAGGCAATAAATATCAGAATCAAAGTACAAATAAGAATCTGCTTTAAACTGTTTATGAATTAAACATTTGAGCCATACAGGAGAAATACCTTTCTCTTCAAGTGTATAAACATGACATTTTAAACCTGTCATTTGCTGCATTCTTAATGCAGCATAATAAGCGTCCTTTTTATAATTACCTACACCTAAAGTAATTCCGATCATTTAGGAATATCTCATAACTGTGAGATATATCAATAACTATTTAAAAATTTTAATCCTCTAATAGATCTGCAAAACCAACCTTAGAACTACCATTTGGTCCACCTAAAAAAGCTCTATTATAGATTGGATCAAAATCATTGGCATCAGCAGATTTTACTGTAGCAGAAGAAGGAACTCCACAACCTAATACGTCTTTAGATGCACATACTTGAGAAAGAGCTTTTGCTAAATAGGAAGGATTAGAACTAGCTTTCTTTACGAAATCTTTATAAGCAAAACGATCAGTTATAAAATCTGAATCATAAAGTGCGTCAGCAGCTATCTTTACAGCATTATCTAACTTATCTTGATCTACTTGCTTAGCTTCAGCTTGTTTTTTAAGTTCTGCAACTTCTTCTTCTAATGAACTAATCTTTACTAAAGCTAAATTATTAAACTCAGCTACTTTTTGAAGTAATTCCTTGTTCATTATGCTTATGTTGTTCTAAGTCTACTAACCCATCTATAAACTCCATTACTTTAACTTTCTCTTCTTTAGGAAGTAAAAGTAAGGAGTCTATAGCTTCTTGTTTAATACCCTTATTTTGTGATTTCAACTTCTTTAGTTTTAAGCTTTGATTCAAGCTGTGTTAATACTAGAGAAGCAATCTTTTCAGCATGTTCAGCATCTGCTTTTTCTGCAGCTACTTTAGCTAATTGCGCTTCTTTTGCTTTTTCTTCAGCAGTCTTTTCTGTAGTTATTTTAGAAATCTCCTGCTCAAGAGTAGCAACTTTTTCAAGTAATACATTATCAGAAGCACTCTTATAAAGATTGTCAAAATAAGCTGCACCAGCTTCTTCAGCTACTTTTTCATTAATTACAGGTTCAGAAGTTACGGTAGGTGAAGCTACTTTGATTTCAGAAGCCATTTGAGTAATTAGTTCATCAAAGTCTCTACGACCAGCTTCTTTTAAAAACGCCTTTTCAGAAGCTGACTTTTCGATATACCCACTTGATTTTAATAGATCTACAATAAGTTCAGCACCTAGATTATAAGCAGCAATCTTCTGAGCTAATTTTTCATTTACTACAGCAGCAATTTTAGCATCACTTACGACTTTACCTGCTTCTTCTTTAGAAGGTTCCTGTTTAAATTCATTTTCATTCTTTTCAGGCTTAACTTCGTTCTTTGCAACAGTATTAGTATCAGCAGGAACTGATTCCTGTTTGGTATCGGCACCAGGAGTACCAACAACAGTTTCTTGGCCTTCTGAATATTTGGTAATTAAAGAATGAATTTCTTCTGAAAGTTTCTTTAGATCACCAGCAGATTTAACACTGTTATCACTTACGACTTTACCTGCTTCTTCTTTAGAAGGTTCCTGTTTAAATTCGTTAGTATTATTTTCTGGTTTTACTTCGTTCTTATTAATTGTATTCGTAGCAGTAGGAATAGACTCAGGTTTTGTGTCTGCGCCGGGAGTACCTACAACAGATTCTTTACCACTTGCTTGTTTACGAACAAGATTTTGAATTTGATCGACTACTGATGCATGTTTGTTTAATTTTGCCATATTTGTATTTCCAGATTATTTTATATTATATTAAATTATTTAGTGATTGTAAACTTTTCCTTTAACAATCTATCTACACCAGCTTCTTTTAAAATAGCTAGAGTTTGATCGTATGTTAAATTATCAGCAGATGCCTTCTCCCCAATTCCTTGGAAATAAGCCAAGGTATCTTCATCTACTTCAGAGGCTATCTTGGTAACTTGAGCTGTCTTTTGGAAAGCTACTTTACAAGTCTCAATTGAATTATTTAATGCTTCTCCATAGAAATTAACAGCATCTTCGATTGAATAGCCTTTTGAAGAAGCACTTTTTAAGAAACCACTAATATATTCAGAAGTCTTAGCTATAGCTAAATTCTGTTGATGCTCAGGAGCCATTTCTCCCATTCCTGAGTCTTGTTGCCCACCAGCTTGTAAATGCTGAGCTACTAGAGCAGCAACCTGTTCTATTTGTTCGTCAGAAAGAGGCATTCCCTGTCCTTGACTAGGATCTCCACCCATAGAAGGATCTTGGACAGAAGGAGCCTGATGAGGACGCCCATGATGAGCATGAGAAGGATGAGCGGGGTGTTCAGGAGGAAGAGCCGAAGGATCTGTACCTTGACTAGGATCTCCACCTTGAGACGATAAATGCGCCATTAAAGCTTCAAGTTGAGCAGGATCAACATCTTCGCCAGATGCTTGTTTAATTACTTGAGCAACTTCTTGAACAGAGGCTCCTTGTTCCTTAGCGGCAGTTAAAAAATTTATAAAGGCTTCTTTTTCAATCATGGGATTTTTCTTTCGATTATTGTTAATGTTATTATTTTATAAGATACTATACAAGTCTTTATTTACTATTATCTTCTATTTACTACAAGAGTATTAATCATGAAATCATCGGTTAACTTACCTTGATCATCTAAGTAACTAAGAGCAGAAAGTTGATAATTAGCATATTTAACAGCTAATTGCTCTTCAAATAAAGATTTTGATTTAACACTAGATTCCTTTTTTAATTCTACTTTAGGTCTAGTTACTATAGTAATTCTCATGATTCTATTCTTAACAGGTTCGTCAAATAAAGAATGATCACCAGTAAGAGACTTAACTAATTCCATAATTTCAGAAGGAACTCTTGAACTTGAACTAGGTTCAAAATCTTCATTATGTAATTCCTCATCATTATCTTTTAATTTTTCATGTATAGAAGGAAGATGAGTTTTCATTCCTTCTAAATGATCATCGTTCATTTTATTATCAAAAATATATTTAAAAAACTCCTCTGGTGTAAATATGATTCCTTTATCTGCAAGAGCTTTGAGTAATTGATGATGATCAAATTTACGTAATTCGCTAATAGTTTTATCTGATATTTCAGATGAGTAATTAATTTTAGGAAGTTCATTCTTAATGAACTTATCTCTGGAATTTTCAACTTTACCAGAAGCTATCATATCAATATGTTTTTCTAACTTAGCTAGTTTATTAACAATTGATCTTTTATTAGATGCAAACTTAGAAAGAGTTAAAGAAGGAGGAAGATATATTTCTGCAGCTTGTTTTAAATTATTAGTATAACGATCTTGAATATTATTGCTATCTGAAGCATTTTTTTCCAAATTATTTAATGAATAAGCTACTCTATCAGCAGGACGCCTTACTTTACTAATTTCAAAGAACTCAGGGTCTGGATTTAACATTCCTACCATTTTACCTTCTTTAGTAATCTCACCTAATTGAGAAGGGATATGCTTACATCTTTTTTTAGCATCAGGAGCTTTATGTCCACAAATAGAACAAACATCGTAAGGTACTTGGCAATTTGAAACCCCTATAAAATTAGCAACAAAAGAATGATCCCCTGGAATAGTTAAATCATATACTTTTTCTTGAAGGTGAATTTTTTCAATTTTATAAATTTGATGATAAACACATGACCCTTCAATGTAGCATCTCTGTTTTTTAATAGAATAAGGCAGAGATATTTTGTCTTTTCCTTGATACTTAAGTCCAGTTAAATTTCTGGTCATTAACCGCTCAGAATATCCATATTCTTTAGGTATTTTATACAAACTCAAATATTTAATCTGGTCCGAATTAAATTTAATTGTGTAAGAGGTGCATTTTTTACTTTTACACTTACCAAAGACAGCAATGATATTATTTCTCCACGCTAACTGGCATAATTGCCATATCAAGATTTTAGAAATAGATGAGCCGATTACAATATGGTGATTTTTATGCCAAGAACCATCTCCTTCTAAATACTTCTCCAATACAATTTTTTGAGTCGTTAAAGGCCATTCCATTACCTCTTGAGAAAGCTTTTTAGATCTAGCATACTTACCACCATCTCTTACAAGCTTGTTAAGTAAGTCTATATTTCTACATCTTATTACACGTTTAGTATTCTCGGGTCTTTCATACTCACTAATTTGTCTCTCTTCTATACCTAAAGCTAATAAAGCTTTTTTTAATTCATTACAATATTCAACTTCTTTAATGTTAAAAGTCCAATCTATATTCCAATAGTATTTTGAATATTTCTTAGGCGTATAAGCATTTCCTTCTGCTAAATAATAACCTAGTACAATTGCGTAATTTAAATCAATTGTAGTTGTCAAAACATAATTAGAAAAAGGAGTAGAAACAAAGTCTCCAACTCTTAAATCTTTAGCAAGTCTATAACCTTCTGCAGCTTTCGAAAAATTTCTATAAGCTTCCTGATGTGCTATATCTTTGATTTGATGTAAATGGGATCGTAATTGACTAAAACTTTTTCCACATGCAGGACATTTACAATTTTTTTGATATTTAGGTCTTACCCAAATAGGATGATCATTTGTTGATATTGCTTCATCAGGCAAACCATAGCACTTTAAAAGTATACCTTCATCATCATAAGCTCGACTCATTGTATGAGAAACAGTTCCTAAATTACCTTGTCTAGTAATAACAGTATCTCCTACAGCAATATCTTTAATCATTCTCTCAGTATTATTAGATAATAACACCGGAGTATTTCCTGGAAAACAAGCCATACTAAAAGCTTGTTGTTTACCTGTAGCTATCTTATGGAGTGCTTCTTCATTCTTTGGATTCTTTTCATCTAATCCAATCATTAATTCAACACGCTTCATTTTCTTATGATAATCAGAAGCATGAATCTTACCATATACGGGGTCAGTTATTTTATTCTTGTGATTCTCATGTACTCTACCTGATTTAACAAAAGTATGATGACATCTATCTAAATCATCTTCTAACCAATAATCTCCATTTCTATTATGCCCTGTTGATTCACAAGCACTAAGAGCTAATAAGTGAACTGGAACTTGATCTTTCCCAACCTTAACATTTTTAAATCTTTCACTACCTGCACGTTTATGTAGTTGTTTCCAATCTGTGATAATCGCCACAGGTTCAACATCTGTTTTAAAATCGTCTGTAGTACTAAATTTAACTAGCATAAATTATTACTGCATTGGCATTGGCTGAGCTTCAGGTTGTTGAGGTTGAGAGCTATGAGACATAGCTTTACCTGCTCCGTATAATCCAGCTGCACCTAAACCACCTACTGCTCCAACTGTTCCTACACCTTTAAGTAAATCCATTAAATGCTTATCTCTAGCTTGCATATGCCCTATTTGTTCATCACCAATAGCCAGTGGATTAGACCATGGGGCACTTTTAGCATGTTCATGCATTCCTTTATAATTATCAGGTATATGAGTAACGTCATTATAACGATTCATTCCAAACTCTTTAGCTTTACCTAAACCACTCATAAAAAGAGCTTTGAGTTCTTCTAGATTAGCTGGAAAAGCTTGTTTAACTAAACTAGTAATTTCATCTCTTGTAAAACCATATTGTTGAGCACGTTTTACAAAACCATTTACCATTGATTGTTTGTTCATAATTTTATTTCTATGTTATCCATCAAGTATCCAATACCCCCACCTAGAGCCATACCTCCTAATCCACTACCTAACGCTAAAGCACCATGATGCATTAATGCACGAGAAGACATGTTTGTAGCTGATAAGGCATCCATGTGAAGTATACCAGGAGTAACTCCTAGCATTAATCCTAAATTTGTATCTTTATAAGGATTAGGTTTAGATTCTGTTTTTTTTAAATTTGCTTCCTTTGCATTCATATTTATTTGTTGGTTATTATTTCTATTTTTAAATTTATCATACAAAAATATAGAGGCTGCAGTACTTGGAACTGCTTTAGTATAAGCATTTATATATTTTGAACCATGATTTTTAAAATGTTTATATAATGAAGGTAAACCTGTAGCTTCTAAATATTTAACTCCTGAGCCATTCATATTATTCAAATTTCCCTTCTGTCATTCTACGATTTTTCATCCATTCCTGGACTTTAGGTTTTCCATAAATTTTCTTCTGAGCATAACTCATCAAAGGAGATAAGGCCATTCCAGCTAGCCCTGCAGCAGCAGCACCTCCAGCTATTCTAGGATTAATATGTGACGCAAAGTTCTTTACCTTACCTAAAGGATCAACAGAACGATAAGCTGCTTTACGTGCAATATCTCCAGAACTTAAATCATTTCTTTTTCCTAGTTCTTGTACAATATTTTTAAAATGATGCCCTTGTGGTTGTTCTCCAGGTTTTAAAGAAGATTTAGGAAAGTTAGAACTTAATGTTCTAATTAATTGTGCATCGTTAGCTCCTTCTAATTTTGTACGAGAAGGTTCTAAACTATGATAGAAATCACTATATAAACCTACTCCATCCCCTTTAGAATTAAAATGTTTTTTAGTATCCCCAGTAGGATTTTTAAACTTATCTAATACAGGAACTTCATCTACAGATTCAGGAAATACTCTAGAAAGATCAGGGCGTTCTAAAAAGTCTTTTTCTGATAAACCTTTAGACCCATCTTTTTTACCATAACTAGCTTTATTTTTGGTTATCTCTCTTTGAAGAAGATGATCCTTTAACAAGCTATGCCCTACTTGACCACCAATAACTCCAGTAGCTAGTACAGGAGCTTTATTTAATAAATCATGAATAGTCGCTTGAATAGGATGTTTGTCATAAAAGGTTTCTACTTCTTTATTTTTTTTACCAATAAGATATTGAGTAGAATCTAAACCTTTTAAACTATCATCTAGTAGTTGATTAGAATCACTTTTTTCAAAGCTATCTAAATCAGGTCGTCTCTGATCTAGATAATCAGAAATCATTCTGTGTAAGTGTTCAGGATTGTTTAAGTCTATTGGCATAAAATTATAAATTATCCGCGAGCGGCTGTTGTAGCAATAGGATCAGATACTGTAGTGGCAGACTCAGGAATACCATGTGTGTTACTAAACACCTTACCCATTCCAAGATTAACCTTAGGTGAAGCAGGCATAGGTGGAGGAGGTTGCATAGGGGGGGTCATAGGAGCCATTGTGGGAACCATTTGATTCGATATTTTATACAAAAGTGCTTCTGCTTCTTGGGTAGATAATCCTCGTTGCTTAGCTCTTTTTATAAAACCATTCTTAAAAAAGTTATTCATATTACAATGCTCTATATGTACCTAATTGATTATTAGCAAATTGACGTTCTTTAGAAAGAGTATCAAAGGTTGTTTGCATATTGCCAGGGTGTGTTAACTTCTTTAATGAGGTAACATCTTGTTTAGTTTTATTAAAGTGTTTTACACCTCCTGCTAAAGCACCTATACCTAACCCTACAGCTCGGCTCCAACCAGGAAGATGTTTAACTAAACTTGTATACTTTGGATTTACTAAAGAAGATGCAGCTTCTCCTGCGAGATGCCCAGCACCAAAACCAGCAACGCCACCTAAGATGCCATGACCTACTCCTGATTTAACTCCTTCAATATCAGGATTACGATCATAATATTTATCTCTAAGTTTTAAAATATCTTGATTGTATTCACGAGCATATGGGTGAGTATCATCTACATTATAAGCAGGACTTTTTCCTCTTTCAGCCAACATATCTTTAATGTTCTGAAAATCCTCAGGTGAGTAATCTGAATTAGCAACTTTACTGACTTCATGATTATACATCGCTTCAGATTCTTCTGTAGTATAACCTTTATCAAAAGCTGACTTCATGAAACCATATTTAAAATATTGAGTAAGCATATAATTTTAACCTTGTACTTGAGGATCTCCTTGATAAGCCGCTTGAGGAGTTGGTTGAGGAGTTGGTTGAGGAGTTGGTTGAGAAGCATTAGCTATCTGATTTATAAAAGGAGTAGCTACAAACGGTGCGGCTGTTCCACCGATTGTACCAAGTAACCCAGGCTTTTTCGTAGATGTTTGACCTATAAAATTTATAAATTTATCCGTTAAACTTCTAGATTTAACTCCATTCAATGCTGCTTTTCTCGCAGCCATTGCTCCCAATGCTTCTGCACCTTCGTAACCACCCCATCCAGCCAATCCTTGACCTAAGAGTTCAATTAACAACGGTAAAATAGCTTCTTTAGTAAAACCTGCATTCTTCATCAATGTAGGTAGTGCTTCTTTAGTAACTCCTTTACTCATTGCTTGTTTAGCAAATCCTTCTGTATAAGAATCAACTGCTGATTTTTTATGCATTGAATGTACACCCATTCCTAAACCTACAGCACCTACACCAAGAGAACCAACTCCTTTAGTAATCTCCACGTTGTTATCATGCTTCTCTTTTCTCCATGCATCCCAATCAAACGTAGGATCATAACTATACGGTTCTTTATCTGCTAATGCCTTAACTTTAGCTATATTGTCAGGAAGGTGGTTAACTGGGTTTACAATATGTTGTTTAAATAAAGCGGAGAGAGAAGCTTTCTTTTCAGGTAAACCAGTATGTTTTGTTTTAGTGAAATGCTTTAGTGATGCAGAAGAAATACCTTTAGCCGCTTCTTGAGCTTTAGGAGATAATTTTTTCATATAGGTAGGATGTTGCTTTGCATTTTCTAAAGCGTACATAAATCTGGATTGAGATTTAGAAGAACTAGGCATTATACTTAAATATTTGTATTTGTATTAAACTGACCAGCTGTTGATTGAGGTGCGTTCTTTTTATCCAGATGCTGCTTTAACAAACTATAAAGTCCTAAAGCTCCTGCTCCACCTAAAGCATATTGTCCTATAGGACCAGTAGCCATAGTATTAAAATGATCATGAATTCCTCCTGGAGAAGGGCCATTTAATACACTTTCTTGATAAGCTCTTTCGTGTTCATCATCAATCATACCCAATCCTGGTTGGTCATAGTTATTATGAGGTTCAAAATCATGCTGCTCAAACCTCTGTGGATCAGGTAATGAAATACCTTTACGCACATTTTTAATATGTTGAGCCATAGCCATTTGGTCAAATCCATGACGTTCTGGGACTTTCATAAAAGAACGCCCTAAAGCTTTTGCCACTAGGTCACCTCTAAAAGCTTGTTTAACTAAACTAGTAATTTCATCTCTTGTAAAACCATATTGTTGAGCACGTTTTACAAAACCATTTATCATTGATTGTTTGTTCATAATTTTAAGAAGTAGGAAAATTAACAATTGTTTGATTAGTCCAAGTATCTGCTGTAGCAATTAAAGTAGTTACTGCAGTATTAAAAGCAGCAATAAATTGTGTAGCAAAATAAGCTGCTTGTTGTTGAGCATACTCACTAGATAAAATTGGATTTGAAGGATCGAACTGAATAGTAAAAGGTAAATCAGAAATTAGTCTAATCACTTGAGTAGGAAGAGTAAATGCAGGAACTGAACCTCCTGGTGTGTATAACCCTCCAATCGAAATTGTAGGTTCTCCAAAATCTTGAATAGCTTTAGAAAAAGCTTGAGAAATTTGATTATTGAATACAGAAAAAGTTAAAACGAAAACTCCATTCTGTACTGAGTTAACTTGAGATAAAGATACTTGGGTAGACATAAAATTATTGATTAAGAGCCATTAGTTTTTGTTTAAGTAAAGATAAATCTAATTCGCTTATTTGTCCTGCAGCATGTGGTGCAAGAGCTTGTCCGCTAACCATTTGACGTAAGATTGCTTTCAATACTTCTTTCTGTAAAGCAACCTGAGGAGCAATTTTAACTACTTGTTCAAAAGCAGCTATAACATCTGAATGATTTTCTTTTTTTAGAATTGGATCACGTAAAAGTAAATCTTGAAGGATAGCTTGTCTTTCAAAGTTATCCATGACTGAGTTACCTGAAACAGAGGGTTTTTTAGGAGCTTCCCCTTTAGCTTTTTCAGCTACATTTTTAAAAATCTCATCTAAAAAACCAGCATACTTATCCTGCCCTTCATTCGTTGAAGAAAGAGTTAGTTCTGTAGGTTTTTTTTTTAACTCTTCAGCTTGTTTATAAATCTCAGCAATATAATCTTTTTCAAATTTGACATTATATTCTGCATCTTCTGCTTCTTTTTCAGAAGCTAACATTTCATCACTATATTTATAGAACTTTTCCAGTTGATTTAACTCAGGGCAGTTATCAAAGAATTGATAACCTTTATCGTGGATACCACGTTCTTCAGTTAACCTAGCTTGCTTATAAAGAAGATCCAACATTGGAGTAATTTCTTCTCCAAATTTAGAAATAGCTTGAGATTCAAATTCTTCAAAACTAGTACGATGCCCTGCATCTTTTCTAAAACTGTCCGCTAAATTAAAAAAACAAGCTTCCATGTTATTCTTTGCTTCGATTTTTGCAATCTTGGCGTTCATGGCTTCTTTTTCTAACTTAGCAATATAATGTGCTGATTTTTCTAAAACCGCTTTATCAGATAACTGATTAGGTTGATTTTTAGGAGTATCCGCAATTTTAAGATAAGCTTCCTTATGTAAGGGGCTTGTAAAGATCTTATCTAAATCAGGAATAGGATTAAACAATTCGACAGGAGGAAATTGTTCAGAATTAAAATGATTAGCTGTCTTTTCATTTTCATTATACAACTCTTTAATAACACCTTGAATATCTGCTAAAGGAAATTCAGCAGCTTTATCACTAGCTGTTTTATAATGATTATAATAAAGCGCAGTATTTAAACCTTCGCCAGTACGTTGAATAAAATCATATTTAAGGTCATAATACTCAGCTGCCTTTTTTAAGGCTTCAGTAGGATTAGTGCCTTTATTAATTTCATTAACTGAATATTGAAGGGCCTCTTTAATGAGGAGATTTGGATTTTCCATAAAGCTATTTAGTTATTATGCTGATAATTAGACTATTATTCAATTCTATTCTTTAACGATTTCTTCGATAGATTTAATAACAGGAGGAGGATTAGATTTAATAGCTGATTGATAAAGATGGTCCACTACACCTAAAGATTCAGAATCTGAATCTAGTATATTATTTGAACCAGATGAAATTCTACTTTTCATGCATTCTGTACTTGTTTTTATATTCTCTTCTTTAACGTTTATAAGTTTTGAACCTTCTCTGGCTATATCTTGACGTATATGCTCACTAATAGCTTTATTCCAATTTATAGCATCCTTACCTGTACGAATTGCCATCTTAAGATTAAACAAGTTATCTAACGCTGAATTTAATAAGTATTGTTTAATAAAAGTTCGTTCAAGATTACTTAAAGTTTGAGGAGCTAATCTTGATCTCAAACCTACATCACCCATTTCATTAATAAGCTTATAGAAATCAAAATCTACATCCGAAGCTATATCATTATCTACAAGCTGTCGTAAATAAGCTGTATTAGCCACACCATCTTTTGGAGCATTTGAAAAATCGAAGAAAAGATATCTTAAAGCCTCGATTACTTTAGGTTTAAACCTATACTTTATAGCTATATCTAAATCCTTAATACCCAAATAAATATGATAACCTATATGACGTAAGAGAACTTCATTTGATACTGATTGTCTAAAAGATATAGCGTAGTCAATAAATTCATCAAATTCTACATTAGTATAGTACCTAATTAATTTTTGAATAAATTCATCTTTAATATTTTCTAACTGTTTAACTCGCCAAATCCACCTATGAATAGATAAATCACTTTTTTTAGTATACGTGAATCGTTTCCTATTTTCACTTCTTAATCTTAATAGTTGAAGGTGCTCGAATACGTCTCTTTCTTCACTATTAAGTTCTCTATAAATTGCTACTCCTTGAGGACTTAATGCACAATTATTACAATATGTGGTTCTATCATTAGGATTAACAAAACGTTTTAAATAACTACCATGAAGTGTATTAGATCTAGGATTTGGTACAACTTCTGTAGTGGAGGGATTTACTGGCATAGGTCTTCTAAAAGTATTTAATTTAGCTATAGGATGTTGAAACATATGAAATCGCCAATCAGGGCGATGGCATATAGCCCCTACTTTAGGAAATGTAACAATATTAAACATTTTTTCTTGCTGGATGACTCAGATAGGAACCTAATCCAGATAAACCTGCACCTAGTAAAGCAAAAGATAATACAGGTTTTGCCATAGCTCTAGGATGAAGAGAACTCAATACTTCTGAAGGAGAAAACTTAGTAGGAGCTTTAGGCTTCATATCTTTTAAAGATTTGAGTAACCCCACATTAGCTCTTCCAAAGGCTGCTCTACCAGAAGAATTTAACCCATGTAACCCTTGTTCCTTTAACTTGGTGTTACTTCTTCCTCTAAATTTAGATTGTAACTTAGATTGAATAATTTCATGTAATTTACTATCTACTTTATATTTAAGAGGTGATATAAGATTATGGGTTAACTTACCTACACTCTTTAGTCCTTGCGTAGCTGTAGCCAATCCTGCGCCTAATCCTGCCCCTTGTAGAACATTATGAAAATGATCTGAAGTAGGATCAATATTTTTATCTTTATGTAAATTATTAAGGATAGCTAAATCAGCTCCAGGAAATGCAGACATATTAGGATGTTCATTTAATACCTTTGAAGCATTGTCTAAATTTTGTTTATCAAATTTAGCTGAACTACTAGTTAAAGCTGGAATAGTTCCAAAAACTGCACCCTGAGCCATTCCTTGTGTAACTGATTGTCTGAGATATCTTTTTAATTCATTTTTAGCTTCAGGAGTTTTAAAATTATCTTTAAATGTAATTCTAGGTCTTTCTCCTTTTAATAAATTATGTAGACCTGGGAGATGAAAAGATTTTTCAGCAAGTCCAAAACCTAAAGATAGAGGTATGGAACCTAAGCCAAATTTAGCTGCAGAAGTTAAAGCCTCCCTCATTACAGGATGATCTTTTTTAGAAGCTCTTTGAATTTTATGTACTGCTTGTGCTACTTGTTCTTTACGTTCTGTAGGATCTTTAGACAAGATAGCTGCTGTAGGAAGAACGTTGGCAAAAGCAGATCCTACTGGTCTAAGTGAAGGAATATCTTCTACAAAATCTGTGGCTAAAAACTTATGAGGTTTATTTTGATAAACGTAATCTCGTAAGGTATTAAGAGCTAACCAATCCTTACCTAGATTTTGTGTTGATTTATCATGGTTATCATTTGGCATTTTTTAACCATGTTAAGAATCAAGTACATCCTGTTGGGACATGTTAATTGTTAGTTCAGGAGATTTTCTCTTTAAGAATATGATAACATCTCCTAGATTACGAAAAACGTCAGTAAGCAGTTCTACAAACTTTGGCATGTCATCACGACCATACATTTGTGTAAACTTATCTGTTTCCCAGTGAGTAAGGAATAATAATCTACCAAGCTTATCTAAAGCCCCTAATAAAGCTGGAGTATATTCAGTAATCTTATCCTCAGGATTAACATACTTAGCTAAAGTAGCGATAGTATGAGTATCGAAGATTTCTTTCTGCCCACTTTCAGCTAATTGGGTAGCTCTTTCAATTTCTCCATTAATCCCATCAAGATCAGGCTTAACTCCTAAACCCATTCTGGTAGGATCTTTATCGTAAGAATTATCAATTGGAGCCATTTTCTCAGAACCAACTCCTGAATAAGTGGGTGTACCAAATTCATCAGCATAAGGAACTTCTTCATCAGGTTGAGCAGGGTAAGCACCTAAATCTGCAACTTTAAGATAGCCTTTGATTTTATAAGTAGGTTTAATACCATCAATAACTTCTGAAGCTTGTTTCCAATCCATTCCTAAATCTTTAACCATGGCTATTTTAGCCGTGCGACTATTCTTGAAATGTTTTTTAAATTCTTTAACACTAACAAAATATTCACTACCTGTATTATGTACAGTCATAGGATATACTTGTCTATCGCTAAGAATACCTGTAATAGAAGAAACTGGTCCTGGTTTACCCTGATCGTATTTTACTAATTCTTCCACTGCCCAAGGTTTTCTAACAATGATACTTAATAGTTTAAAACCAGCGGGGATATAAATATTATTATTTTTATATGTAAATCTACCCCCTGATGATTTAGTCATAGTAATATAAAAATGACTTTCCTTATGAGGAGGAGTAAAGAAATTACCAGCTGGTAAGTCATGAATACTACCGGGGCGGTCTGAAAGAACTTTACCGCGTCTACTCAATTCTTCTATTTCATAAGCTTTAACAGGGGATACTTTTAATTTACGTAATCCTGAAGAATCTTTAAAATTAGCTTCTACTTTAAAAGGAACAGATGCTTTTAATTTTTCATTAATTAATACATAAGTATGATCAAATGAAGGTTTAACACTCGCAGCATCTTCGAACTGTTTATAAATATCAGAAAGATCAGCAATTCTAATTTGATCTTTAGTGAACAATTTTGAATTATCAACTATGTAAGCTTGCCCTTTACTTGATTCTGAATCTAAGTCTACAACAATAGCATCATTTGTAGCATAAGGTAAATCTAACTGATTAGGTCTTACTAATACTAAACCATATCTAATCTCCCCAGTTTTCGTAATATACGGGTAGAAGCCAGACTCACTAGGATTAGTAAAACTTTGAGTAACATTAACAGGAGCAAATTTAGATTTCTTACTATCGGGACGTTTATCAATTACTAAAAAGCCTTTAGTAGCTAATTCTTCTTTTTCTGCTGGAGCTAAACTCTTTGTATCAAAAGATTCACCATCATTTAAAATTCTAACTTCTCCAGAATCGCGATATTCTTTTCCAGGACGTTCAGCTGGAGTAATAGCTTCCGCAATCTTTTCAATTGGATAATAACGAAGAAGTGCTTCACAAAAGTCTGCATTGCTCTCAATAGCATACTTAAGTAACGACTTAGTTTCATTATTCTGATCTTTTACATAATCTAAACAAGAAGCATAAGTATATTTTCCTGTACGAGGAGGAGCAACCATATTACGCATATCCATTGCGGGCATATCCGCTTGAATAGATTGTCTGGTTTCATTAGATGGTTGACCTGCATCCTGTGCGTCATCTTTTAAAAACAAATTAGCAAACTCTTCATTAAGAGGATAAAATTGTTCATGATCCTTAGAATAAAGTA